ACTGAAAACAGATGATGTGTATTATATAAAAGCATTTATGAAATACATAGAAAATCTTGAATCAAAGTTAAGTGAAGTTAGTAAAGCACATAGAAACATATTGAATGATTATCAGTCACCTATGTGGCTGATGACATACAACGATATGGTCGAGGGTTCACTACACGAAGTAGTGACAAACGATCCAAAATTATATCTTAATAGACTTAACAGAGATAGAGTAGCAGATGGTGAACTTCCTGATAAGATGGAAGAGTATACCAAAACATTAATTAAATTAGAAACCTTTAAAAAATAAAACTATGGGAAAAACAAGAGAAGTAAAAATCAGTAGCAGAACTATATACTCAAAATATTGTGAGATATATATTGAAATACCTAAAGACTTACCTCAAGAAAAAGTAGAGGAATGGTTATTCGAAAACGAAATAAAGTGGACTGATGCTATCGACAATGCAAATGGTCAAGCAACATTAGACTTTGGATTTGGATTAGGAGATGGTATGGATGAAAAGGATAGTGAACACGAGATGAGATTTGATATAGTAGGGGAACAATATGGTGGACATATATAAATACTCTGATGAGCAACACTGAAAGGTGGCGAAACAATGATGGGAGTTGAATGGTGATTAGCTAACATACCAACTTAATGAGAGACAAACAAGATACCAAACTCTCTCCTATCATTGTCAGTATAAATAAAATAAAATAAAACTATGCCTAATTATGTATATGCTGGGATAACATTAGATGAAGTTTCAGCTGATCAAAAAAAGATTCTCAAAAAAATAGAAGAGAAAGGATCGTTCTGTAATTATTACATAACAATGCCTGAAGAATTAAAAAATATTGTAATTGGTAAAACAATTATAAATGGAAAAGAATATAAACTATATAGACAAGTAGATGGTAAAGATGTAGGAATTTCTGAAAGAGAAAAGAAAATGTTACTTGCAGTCTATGGTGCAACAAACTGGTATGACTTTAGAATGAATGCCTTTGATACTAAATGGGGAGACTGCGAACTTGAAGTAGATATTGATGGTGGTCAGCTGAATTTTAATACTGCTTGGTCACCAGTTGGTGACAAAATATTAAATATGTTTGCAGAAGACTTTCCTAATTTTAATTACTGGTACGAAGAAGAAACTGGATGGGGAGGTGAAAGAGATTATGAGAAAGGTAAAGTTGTAAGAGATATGTTTTATGAAGAACCTGAATGGGAAGAAACAGAATATGAGATAGGTGATTCAGTATATACTATAACTGAACTTGAAAACGATCATCCAAACTATGAAGATGGTAAAGGATTCTATGTAGATTATTCTCACGAGTTTGCTGGTAAAACATTAGAAGAAGCAAAGAAGTATATTGATGAGCAACATAAAGAATGGATGAAGACAAGAGGAAAATCATTTGAAGAACTAATAAAATAGCTATGAAAAATATTTATGAAGTAATACAAAAAGAAAAAATGAAAAGTAAAAGAGACAGAGACTACATACAACTATTACAACAAATTGCAGACAAGTCAGAGTCAGCAGTAGAATTTGTAAAAGATGTAAAGACTCAAAGATTTTTAGATAAATTATATAAAGATAATATTATAGAACTGGATGATTATTTCAAGTATAGTGGAATGAGAGAACATAAGAATAAGATTATAAATGATCCGATCAAACCAGCTGAAAAGAAAACATTAAAAATTGAGAACGATATGAGTAAGTATAAATTAAAAAATTATAGAAAATGAAAACAGAAGACTTAATTAAAGAAGTTGGAAGAGAAGTAGTAATGCTTCTTCTTGAAAAGAATAAAGCATACGGAGACACTGCAAATAAACCACCTAAAATATTTTCAAAACTATCAGCGAAAGAAGGAATACTGGCGAGGATAGATGACAAGTTAAGTAGAATTAAACAAGTAGGTATCAATGATAAAACAGAAGATACTTTACTTGATCTAATTGGATACCTTATATTGTATAGAGTACAATGTAAGATGGAAGAAATTAAAAAAAGTTAAACATAATTTGCTCAAGTAATACAAAAGTATTATATTTGCAGAACTTAAATTAAATTAAATGAAGAAGAATATATTTGATGCATATGCATTAGCAATAGCAAAGCAATTTCATCTAACTTTGGATCAGATGTTTACTAAAACTAAACGGAGAGAAATTGTAGATGCAAGACAAATGCTTTACTATTTATGTATGGAAAGACCTATTAGAATTTCATACATCCAAAGATTCATGGAAGAAGCTGGACTATCAGTTTGTCACTCGACTATTATACATGGATACAAGAAAGCAAAAGAGATGATAGATAAAGATCAAGACTTCAAAGAAGTAGTAAGTGAACTTCAAGATGTATAGTATAGAAGATATTTATCTACAAGCTAAAAACGATTCAGGTGCTATAAAAATTAGTATGCTTAATGGTGATAGTGTAGTAAATAACGGAGTCAAGATACAGAAGTTTCCATCTAAAATAGAACTCTTAAATTGTGGAAGAAGTGGGGATTTCTTTCAAGAGTTTAACGAAGAAGAGTATAATGTATTCTTTAAGTATGGATGGAAAGAGGGAGGAATTAGATTATCAATGATGAATTGTAAAAGAAAGCTGGATCTAATTGAAGATAAGATTAGAAACGAAGTCAATACAAGAAAGAATGATAAGCATATTCAAAGATTAAAGACCAGTAGAGAAAATCTACTAATTAAATACAGCAACAGAAATATTAAATTAAATAAAATCAAATCAAATGGAAAAGAAAAACATCTTTAAGGAACTATCTTCCATCTCTATCAAAGGGAAAACAGATAAGAAAGGAAAGTTTGACTACTTATCTTGGGCAACTGCTTGGAGTTTAATTAAGTCACAACATCCTGATGCACAAAGAAAAGTTTATGAATCAGAACACACTGGACTAAACTTTTTTACAGATGGTAAGACTGCATATGTAAAGGTAGGTATTACTATAAATGGTATGGAACATATTGATTACTTACCAGTAATGGACTATCGTAATAACTCTATACCTATTGAAAAGGTTTCATCTATGGATGTAAACACTGCAATACAAAGATCAACTGCTAAAGCTATTGCAATGCATGGATTAGGTTTATCTTTATGGATAGGTGAGGATACAATAATTACAACTACAACTCCAGTTAGTAAGACTCCAGTACCAAAGAAGCCAACTCACGTTGAATTAAATATAGGAGATGAAAACTGGGTTAAAGTATTAAACTATATTGGTTCTAATAAAGAGTTAGGGTTACCTAAAATTATAAAGAACTTGGAGGTGAAATACAAGATCAAGGCAGTAGTTAAGAAAGAACTTTCAAAAGCTATTAAGTAATGGAAAGTGTACTTGAAAAATTAAAAAGTGATGAGCACTACTATGGAGAGTTTGGTAAACAATACTTATCTAACTCTGATATTATAACTCTGCTCAATGATCCTAAAAACTTTCGTAAGGATAAAGAAATAACTAAACCAATGCTACTTGGAAGATACTTTCATACTGCAATGTTAGAACCTGAGAAAGTAAATTCAACAGAATTTTTAGAGATAGATGCTTCCAGTAGAAACACAAAGAAATATAAAGAAGAAATCCTTACACATAATAAAAGTATTATGATGTTAAGTAAGGAGAAGATAGATATTGATAAAGCTATTTCTACTATGACAAATAACTTAGAGTTCTATGAAGCTATCTATGATGAAAGAAACCTTTATGAAATTCCAGCAATAAAAGAAGTTCATGGAATGATGTGGAAAGGTAAGGCAGATATTGTTGCAGAAGATATGTTAATAGATCTTAAGACAACATCTAACATCAAAGACTTTAAGTATAGTGCAAGAAAATATAATTATGATAGTCAAGCATACCTATATCAAAAATTCTTTGGTAAACCTCTTGTATTCTATGTTGTAGATAAAACAACATATGAGTTAGGAATCTATCATCCATCTCAAACATTCTTGGAGTATGGTAAAGAGAAAGTAGAGAGAGCAATCGAAGTGTATAACAAATTTTATAGTAAAGATGCTGAAGAAAATATTGAATCGTACATCATTAAAGAAGTACTTTAAAAAGAAAAGTGTAGTGTGGTTGCAAATTCCAACCGACCTCAATACACAAGCTGAAAGAGATAATCTCATGGAAGCTACAATGAACCAGTTGGAAAAAATTATTTATAAATCATTTTAATTATGGCAGAAGAAAAAATCTATGTAGGAAACGGGACATCAAAATTTGATGGAAACATGATCTCATGTAGCGTATGTTTAACAGACTTACCTCAAGAGCATATGTTCGAGTACAACGGAAAGAAGTACATTAAGTTAAATGTCTCGGCTAAAAGAGATGGTGCTGACGAGTATGGTAAAACACATTACTTATCAGTAGACACTTACAAGCCAGAGCCAAAGAAAGAAGAAGCACCTCAAGGTGAAGATCTTCCATTCTAAACATTGGCTAACACAAGAAAAGTTAGGGGACTCGTTCCCCTTTCTTTTTCTTTTAACTATGTCGATATGTCAATCAAAAACAATTTATAGAGTAGTACTAATATTTATTTATATATTTATTCTTTCTTTATTTTTTTCTTTTTCTTTAACATATTAACATAAAATAATAATAATAAAATACAATAAAATTTAATGGAGATAACAATATTTAAAGATATTAAAGATACTGCTCAACCTTTTTATAGAGATGTATCAATAATATTAGACAGGATAAAACAGGGAGCATCACAAGAGATAGTGAGAGCAATCCGATCAGAAGGAGATAAAGAAAAAAGAAATCTAATAAAGCAGTCATTACCAGCAATTTGTTTTAGTGGTAAATTTACTAAAAGAAATGATAGTGCATTAAGTTTACATAGTGGACTGATATGTTTAGACTTTGATAACTTCCCATCAGAGAAGTTAATGCTGGAAGAAAAAGAATTAATTACTAAAGACAGATATACTTATTCTGTTTTCGTTTCACCAAGTGGACTTGGATTAAAGGTGCTGGTAAAGATCCCAGCTGAAGAGGAAAACCACAAGAAGTTTTTTCAATCACTACAACATCATTATGGAAGCGAGTTCTTTGATGTGACATGTAAGAATGTATCAAGAGTATGTTATGAATCATATGATCCATTAATATATATCAACGAGCAATCAAGCGTATTCAATCAAATTACAGAACAAGAATATCAAGAGGTAGTAAAACATAAAGATGTACAAACTATACCTATCACAGATGAAAACAAAATAGTAGAAATACTTATGAAGTGGTGGGAAAGAAAGTATGGATTTAAAAGTGGAGAGAGAAATAATAATGTATACATACTGGCATCAGCATTCAACGACTTCGGAGTTACACAGACTCTTGCTGAATATGTAATGAGTCCATACACCTCATCTGACTTTACAGAATCAGAGTTAAGAAGAACAATTAAATCAGCTTACGCACAAAAACAAAACTTTGGAACTAAATATTATGAAGATGAAGAAAGAGTAAATTCTGTCAAACAAAAAATGAGAAAAGGAATGTCAAAGACAGACATCAAATCATCATTAGAAGAGTCCACTAATATAGATGATGTAGTTATTGATAATGTTCTTAGAAGATTTGAAGAAGAACAAGATGAGCAAAAATTTTGGACTAAAAGCGAGAAGGGTGTAGTAAAGATTATTCACTTATCATTTAAAAACTTTTTAGAAGACAATGGATTCTATAAGTTTAGTCCCGAAGGAAGTAAGAACTATGTATTCGTTAGAGTAACAAACAACCTAATCGAACATGCCTCAGAAAAAGAAATAAAAGATTTTGTATTGGAATATCTTTTAGAGATAGATGATACCAGTATATATAATTATTTTGCAGAATGCACAAGATATTTTAGAGAAGAGTTTCTTACTTTACTTTCATCTATCAGCGTATACTTTATTGCAGATGATAAGGATACTGCTTACTTATACTACACTAATTGTGCAGTAAAGATTACTAAAAATGAGATTACTCCTATTGATTACTTAGACTTGGGTGGATATGTATGGAAGGATCATGTCATCGATAGAGTCTTTGATATATGTGAGATAACTGATTGTGATTTTAAAACTTTCGTATCCAATATATCAGGAAGTGATAGTAAAAGAACAAAGTCTATGGAATCCACAATAGGATTTTTACTGCATGGGTGGAAGAATTTATCATACTGCCCAGCTACCATATTAAATGATGAGGTTATATCTGACAATCCTGAAGGTGGTACTGGTAAAGGTTTGTTTATGACAGGGATATCTCATATGAAAAAGTTAGTAATGATTGATGGTAAATCATTTAATTTTGAAAAGTCTTTTGCTTACCAATTAGTTTCAGCTGATACACAAATACTATGCTTCGATGATGTTAGAAAACATTTTAACTTTGAAAGATTGTTTAGTGTAGTTACTGAAGGTTTAACATTAGAGAAGAAAAACAAGGATGCAATTAAGATTCCTTTTAGTAAATCTCCAAAGGTTGCCATCACTACTAACTATGCAATTAGAGGTAAGGGTAATTCATTTGCTCGAAGAAAGTGGGACTTAGAGTTAAACCAATTCTATACTAAAGAGTTCACTCCACTGGTAGAGTTTGGTAAACTAATGTTTGGAGAATGGGATGATAATGATTGGTGTCAATTTGATAATTATATGATTAAAAACTTGCAACTATATTTAGATAAAGGATTACTAAGAAGTGACTTTATAAATCAAAAGACAAGAGATTTTGTTGCCAATTCATCTCACTCATTTGTAGAATGGTGCGGAGTAATAGATAACAGAAAGCATCCTAAGTTAGTAACTAAAACAACTATCTATAAGAATGATCTCTATTTAGATTTCATTGATGAGTATCCTGACTTTGGGCCAAGAATGAAAGACTCTGTGAGTAGAAATGAATTTGGTAAGTGGTTAGTATCTTATTCTGAATTTACTTATGGATGTAAACCATTAAGTGGAAGAGACATGATAGGAAGATGGATTGAGTTTGTAACTAAAAGCCATTATGAAAAACAAGAAAAATTAAAAATATGATAAAATTTAGAGACTACCAAGAAGATATTATATCTAAGGGTGCAGATATACTCTGTGCCCACAAGTTCCTATACTTAGCTATGGAAGTAAGAACAGGTAAAACATTAACGAGCTTAGGAATATTAAATGAAGTACAAGTAAACAACGTATTGTTTGTTACAAAAAAGAAAGCAATATCAAGTATACAAAGTGATTATAATTTACTATCACCATCGTTTCATTTTACAGTAATTAATTATGAGTCATTACATAAAGTAAATCAATTAGGATGGGATGCAATAGTGCTGGATGAAGCTCATGGAATGGGAGCATTTCCTAAACCAAGTGGACGAGCAAAGAAAGTAAAAGAGTTATTTAAAAACTCCAGTCCATATGTTATACTATTAAGTGGAACACCTACACCTGAATCTTATTCACAGATGTATCATCAAGTATATTATATTAATGGGAATCCATTTAGAATGTACAAGAACTTCTATCAATTTGCGAAGGACTTTGTGAAGGTAAAGAAAAAGAAAATAGGTGGTATGTTTATTAATGATTACTCAAAAGGAAGCGATCAGATAATAAAAGAAATGGAACGGTTTACTATTAGCCACTCTCAAAAAGAATCTGGCTTTGTTGTATCTACAAAAGAGGTTGTATTAGAAGTAGATATGCCATCTAAAATATCTAAGATAATAAACAAACTTAAAAAAAATTTAGTAGTGGAGGGTGATAGAGAAGTTATTCTTGCTGACACATCTGTTAAGTTAATGACTAAGATACATCAGCTATGCAGTGGTACTATTAAATTTGAAAGCGGAAACTCTATGGTACTTAGCGATTACAAAGCAGAGTTTATTAAGAATAAATTTAAAGGAAAAAGAATAGCTATATTCTATAAATTTAAACAAGAGTTAGAAGCATTAAAGTCTGTTTTTGGAGACAGGTTAGTTACAGAGTTGGAAGACTTTGATAAAGGAAGATCTAAAAAAGTAATTGCTTTACAGATATATTCAGGTAGAGAAGGTATATCATTAAAGAGAGCTGAAGCTCTTGTGTATTATAATATAGACTTCAGTGCTACAAGTTACTGGCAATCAAGAGATAGGATGACAACTAAGGATAGATTAAAAAATGATATATACTGGATCTTCTCAAAAGGAGGTATAGAATCTGACATATATAAAGCTGTTCAAGCAAAGAAAGACTATACACTCAGACACTTTAAACGAGATTTATTATCTTAGCACTATAAAAAAGTGAATGAGATTTGTACGTTTTTTATTAATATGGATAAGTGAAAACTTAGCTATTCCTTTTTGGGTAGTAGGTCATATTCATCTTTCCATTCATAGCTATCACGATCTCGTAGAGCTTTTATCTTCCATAAGTATGAACCTTATAGTAGCTATAGGATTCATGGAGGATTATAGAAAAAACGGATGACTGAACAGCAAATACAAAGTAAAAGAATTAAGCAATTAGAGTCGGAAGGGTACTATGTTCTTAAGCTAATCAAGACTAATAAGAATGGTATCCCCGACTTGATTGCAATACCACCTAACTGCGATGTATTATTTTCAGAGGTTAAAAAACCAACAGGTAAGTTATCTAAACTACAAGAATATAGATTAAAAGAATTAGAAAAACATGGAGTTAAAACAGAAGTATATAAGGGAGGCGGGGTATGATGTTGATGAAGCATTCGTAGAAAGCCTTCAAGGTATGGACATAAGAACTGGAATAAAGATAGCCAACTTTATTGAGAAGCATGTAGGGTTAGTTCCTGAAAACGATCTTGTGTCTACTGTAATGGGTGGTGTTATTATAGATGACAACAACGAACCTATTACCTTTGCTTTAGAAATGATAAGAACAGAATCTCCTTATGTAATATTATCTGATGTTCAACTAATAGATATGGATGAATACTTAGACTTAAGAAATTTAAATTTAAATATAAAATCAAATGAATCATTTAAAGGTACAAGCAATAAAGAATCTGGTAACATCCCAGACAGGACTTGATTTAAATAGTAGATATAAAACAGATGCTTTAGTAAAAGCAAGAGCTATATGTTATAAGATATTAAGAGACGAATGTCTTATGTCTTATAAATATATAGGAGATAACTTTGGGAAAAATCACGCAACAATTATACATGCATGTAAAGAGTTTAAGTGGATGCTTCAATCTGATAGATCTATGGAAAGAATGTATCATACTGTGCTCAGTCTTTGGAAAGAGGAAGCACAAGATTATATAGAATTAAAACCAGCTGAACTAAAAAAAGAACTAAAAGATTTGGCTGAACAAAATAAAATGTTAAATTTGTCCTTAATTAATGTTCAAGAACAGTGCGAAGAGATACGGAGATATACCAGTAAATATTCTAACATTGTAAATCTAATTGAAGGAAGAAATTTACCTGAACAAAAATTAAAAGAGGTTGAAACTAAGTTAAATCATGTATTAAATGGATTGTAAATATAAATATACAGACATCGAGAGGATAATGGGATACTCCACTTGGACTGATAAAAAGAAGGTAGACACCTTACTTCACATCGACTGTATTATGTATACAAATTTAGGGATCGACTCTTCTAAAAATGAAAGATCAACAACAAAACAATTATCAAAAAAAATTTATAAAGCAATCAAAGAAATCAAGCCAGAACTTGGAGTATCTTTATTGTCAGCAATGGATAACTAATGTCAAAAATAGCACCCGAAGATACACAGGCTATAACTCACATAACATATATATGTGACAAAGTCCACGACTTCGGTGATGAACTCTACGAAGATCTAATGGAGAGGGATCATATCCAAGCAAAAGAAAAAGCTCAAGAGCTAATTAAAGAGTTAGCTGATCTCATTCAATCTTTATCCGATGAGATATAAAAAACATATAGATATATGTATTGTAATTTGGCCATCATAACATGGCTTACAAAGACAAGAAAGACCAGGCAGCATGTTCTAAAAAGCACTATGAAGCTAATAAAGAAAACATTAAGCGTAGGTCTTCTACCCGTAATAAATTACAACGAGATAAAAATATAGCTTATGTTAATGAGATAAAAAGAATAACTCCTTGTGTTGATTGTGGATGTGTTAATCCAGTACTGTTAGAGTTTGATCATGTTAGGGGAGAAAAAGAGAAGTGCATATCTGATATGGTTAGGGGAGCATATAGTATTGATACCATACAGAAGGAGATAGATAAATGTGAAGTAAGATGTGCTAATTGTCATAGACTAATAACACATCAAAGGAGAATAAATAAGTAGGACGAGTAGCTCAACTGGACAGAGCAACAACCTTCTAAGTTGTAGGTTGAAGGTTCGAGTCCTTCCTCGTTCACAAAACAAAAGAGATGGATGAAATATTAGAAGACTTAAAAGATCATGAATGTTTGTTAGCGGATGGATTTAATGAAGCTATAGTTGGCATTAGTCTTGGTGCAAATCCAAGAGCTATATATGATAGTAGAAAATGCATTAGAATATTAGTAGCGGATCAAGACATGACAGAGGAAGATGCTGTAGATTATTTTTACTACAACACAGTACAAGCATACATGGGAGACAACACACCAATATTTATAAACGCATATGAATAAAGAAGTAGCTAAGGAACTACATAAGTTCAGTAAAGTAATAGCAGAAAGATTCTCCAGACCTGATAGAGAGGGGAATGGATCTAAAGAAACATTTAAAGTAGAGGAGGTTATACCAACATCCGAACACACAGCTGTAATTAATTTTAAAAAGAACAGTGGTAAGATAGGTGTGGCTTTCTGTTATTATATAGCAAGAGGTATGTCTAAAGGTTGGAAGTATTTCTTTCCAACTGATTCTCATCTCAATGGATTCCAAGCATTTATATATTATAAATTAGAAGCGGAAAGAAAGAACTATGATAAAAATTTTATTGTAGATCAATACAACAGAAACAGAGATAGCAAGGATCAAATAGAACACGAATATGAAATACAAAACGATTAGGTCTGTACTCAGACAAAACATTGAAAGAAAAGTAAACACATTATGGACGTGGGATAGGGAGGAAAAAAACTTTACTCAAATCTATCAGAACTTTAACGATAAACTCCCTATCTACACTGCCAATCAATTACTGGAAGAAATAGAAAAAGAGATTAAGAAGACTGCTTCTTAGCTAATATTTCTGCACACTTTTCGTACTCTTCAGTGGATGTAAAGTATTCAATAAGAACATCATACACATCATCCACCATTACAATAGTTGGCTTTTCTGGATTATGAATAAAGTACAATGTATCTTGTTCTTCTAACAATTCATCCACTGTTTTCTTTCCAAGTAGTAATTCATAACTACTTCTCATGCATAAGTCTTCATTAAATTCTGGCATTATCTCGATTTTTGTCTTGAGTTAGTTGATCTTGCAGATCCTCTTGATCCTGTTCCCCTTGATCCTGTACTTCTTGATGTACCACCATCGCCACCATCATCAGATGGTCGGTAAGATGGACTAATACCAAACATCATCATCACTGCTTCATCATCTGTAGTGTCTCCTATATCAGCACCCAATACATTAAACAGTCCAATGAATGGATCTAACTGAGCACCCATAGCAATCTCTAATAAAGGTTGTGCAGATTTAAAACCATTATCTTCCTTCATTCCTTTTATTACTTTTCTCATGATACTCTTATATGGATTCATTACATCATCACCAAAACCTCTTTCGCCTCTTGCTTTAGCAATAGCAACTTCAGAAGCACCACCTATTAATGGAACTTGATATAAAAGATTTAACCCCATAGCCGCATCTTTTATTCTACTCATTGCTTCCTCCTCATCTTCATCATCTCCACTAAACTTCATCATGTTAGCAACAGCAACAAACAATACGTTGGCAACAGCAAGGTTTAAAGTAAAAGACCTTACGTCTTTTTGTAGTTGATTCTTATCAGACTTCTTACCTTCTTTTAATGCTCTCATTATATTGGTAGTAGAAGACATAACCTTATTCATTTGTAAGAATAATGTACTACCAAACATAGTAAAGGATCGAGTAAGTTCATCACCAGATAACTGTAACATATTTTTATCACTTGATCTTCTGGACTGCTGTGTAGCATTGTAGTTATTAAATGCTTGTAGTGCATCAGCTTTACTCATACCATTAGCAATGTTTCTATTATAGTTAGCCATGTAACCCATAACACCCATAACATCTCCAATAATAGTTGGAGAAGCAGCTGCTGTTTTTAATAGCTGTATAGTTCTTTGAACCTTACTTGCTCTTGGAGACATAGGCTTATAGGTTCTACTACCAGCCTCTAAACCATATACATCACCCTCTAATCCTTGAGCCAAACGATTTCTAAAATCAGGAGACATTGCATATGCTTTCTTTACTTGCTTAGGAAATGTAGCAATTACCTTTGCTATATCAGCCATAAACATAATCATATCTAAACCAGGAGTTCTTTTACCCCCCTTGCTAAATACATAATCTTCATATGCATTTACAAATGAAGTAGCCTGTTTAGGTATCTGAATAATTTTAAAGCTCAATGCATACTGAGTAAACTTACTCATGATACCAGCAAGTTTACTCGCTTGTTGTTTTAATCCAGAGTTTGGATTAACAGAAACATTAATAATATTTTTAACAACTTGTTTTACACCAAGCTCTTGCATTAATGTATCAACAGCTTTATTAGAAAATATATTATTTAATATTTTAGTTCCTTCAGCAAACGCTTTGTATCTCTCCATGCTATCTATATGTGCACTCAATACATTAGTAAACCCTAATCCAGTTTTTAAAGTACCCTCTCTATCAACACGTTTCTTAAATGCACTATCATACTCTGCATTAAAAATACCATTAAAGTTAGCACCACCATCTTCCATGATCATTGAGTCTACGTTCTCTGATAAGGTGCTGGTAGGAAAATAGTTGGCTACATAATTAAGATTTACATCATTAACTTGTTTGTAGGTTTGATTTGTTTCTTCAAAGTATTGGTTACTTAAAAAGTCTACTACCTTATCTACAAACTCTACAGCTATTGGCCCTATGGTTCTTTCTACCTCACTCATAACATCTGCATCGTAACCCATCTTCTCCAGCTTAGCAGATTGAATATCATTTTTAGATAATGCATATAACCTCATCATCTCATCTATAGTTATAGTAACCTCTTTACCTTTTATATATAGTTTTCTTGTTCCTTTAGGTAGTAAGGTTAGTAACTCTTTATACCCTTTAGTAACACCCTCAATAGAATTAGCAATACCACCTAACCCTTCAGTCATAGAGTCTAACATTCTTTGCTTACCCTCAAGAGCTTTAGTCTCCATTCTGTTTATTCTATTATAAACATTATCAATAAAGAATTTATTACCCTTAGCTACATTATCCATTAGATTCATAAGAGTACCGAGGTGTGCTATCTTCTTTCTGAAGAAATCAGCAATACCTATACCGCTTGTAAATTGATACCTATTAGCCCAAGACTTTATACCATCCCATATTTTTAGTTCTTGAAATTTATTCCAAGTTGATCGAGCATCTTGATCTAAATCATTCTCATCTTTTAAAGTTCCATCTTCATTAAACAAGAAAGGATAGTTTTCTTTTATTTCATTAGTTGCTTGTTCGTCAAGCTGTGCCTGAGCTATTGCTCTTTTTAATCTGTTGGCTGCTAATCTTTTTATAGATTCAGCTCTAACATCTTTTACTCCAGCAAGTAATTCTGTAACATCTTCAAGACTCATGTTTTGGATATCACCAAAAGTATCTAAAGCTGTTATCATTTCTAAAACTTTAGTTTCTTTTAGTGTCAGTTTCTCACCTCTCATTTCTTTAGCTAACACATCTTTAACAGATATAACTTTACCACCAATAGTAATCTCTGGCTTATTAAGTTCATCAATTAAACTCTGTAGAGCTTCAGGTCTTTTTGTATCTAATGCTAAGTCTAATATTTTTTTAACTGTTGCGAAGAACTGTTGTCCTTCAGCATCTAATCCTTTACTTCTTTCTTTACCACTCTTAGTTAAAGTCTTACCAGCTTTCTTATCTACTATAGCTTTTATCTTTTTTATAATAGCTTTCTTCTGCTTCTCTCTTTGTGCTTCTACTATATCTAATACTATTTTAGCATCAGCTAAATATGTTGCAGCACTTGACTTCTCTATAAGATTTGATACTCTATCAATAACAGACTTACTATATTCTCCTTTAGGAAGAGCTGTTCTTATAAATTGACGTAGTCTTGCTTTACCTTGCTGAGCAGCTTTGACACCTTGCTTAAACTTTAACAATCCTTTTCTGATATCATTAATAGTTTTTTGAATCTTACGATTAGCTGTTGTAGCTAATGTTCTATCAAAAGCACTAACCAATTCATCCTGAACTATCTTAGGTTGTTTTTTAAAGTCTTCATTGTTAGTTAAAAGATCAAAAGCCTTTTGACGTAGTTCACCATTGGTAGGTTTTTTCTTTTTAAACTTTGCCAATTGAAGTGTAACTGCTTCATAAATTCTTTTACCTACATTCATACCTCCCTCTACATTTCCAAATGCACGAGGTATACTATCAATTAAAAATCCATCTCTCGCTAATAAGACTTCTATATCATCAGCCTTAACTTTTCTAACTCGTTTAAGGTAATCACTAATTGCAGCATCAGAGAAATCCATTTGTCTTGCCTTCTCAACTATATCTTTATTAGTATCCTCTGAACTAAATTCTACCTGTTGTAGTCTTTCATTTAATGGTGGGTTATATTTTCTACCGTTCTTAGTTATATAGTATCCTGTTAAACCACCATCACCATAAGATCTATACGCAGCTTTTAAACCATAGCCTTGTTTCTCTAATTGCTTTCTAAGTGCAGCTGGATTCCATAGTTGATTAGAAAAGAATCCAGATTGATTCATTCCATTTTGTTGTGCAAGTTTTGTTACCTTTTGTTTTGGATTTAGCTCAGCCTTCTGTTCTCTTTCATTAGGTGTGTAAGGTTTAGGTTTGTTTGCTTCTGTAAAGTATTCAATCTTACCCCTTCCAAAAACTCTGAATCCAACAACAGTAGCTTCCTCTACAGATCGTACTGGTTTACCATCCATTGTTTCAAATAAATTACCAGTCATAGGATTAAACCTAATTTCTACACCATCAAAATTTGTATCAGCAAGAGGCACTTCTTGGTAAAGCCCATCAACTGAAGCTATAGGAGTTTTATTAGTTATACCTTCCTTTATCTTATATATACCAAGTTGACTGGTGTTAAGGTGGGCATCTTTTAATGTTACAGCTGGAGCATAGTTTATTGCTTCACCGCCAAAGAATCCTGATTTACCATCTACTCTTTTATATTTATCGCTAACCTGTCCTTTATGTACAGTTTGAATAGGAATCCCTTTATTTTTTAATACATTTAGATTCAACCTAATTCCAACCTTTTCACCTTGTTTCGGTTGTAATCCTTTAGCTATAACTTCTACTGATCTTTTATCACTATCTAAAGCCTTATCTACCTCGTCTTGAGTAAACTCAAAACTTCTTTGCTGACGCTCATTAGTCTCAGGATATAATAATTCTAAATCTTTCTGAGATATCTCTTCTCCTGTTACATCTATATTAGAAGGAACTGTATCTACATATTGACCACCCATTGCAGAACGAGCTGCTAAAGGTTTCTTTCTTTTTCCTAATGGAGTTTGATTACCAGCAACTGGTTTAGCATTAGGAAATACTTTTCGTACATCAACAGCTTTATTAAATACCATTATTGGATTACCAGGTATTGCCCATGGATAAGCTGGGTGATATCCAGGATCTCCTTCTTTTAATTTAAATGGCTTACCTTCTTTATCAAATTGAATAGCAGAAACAATATCACCATAAGATACATCAGCTATAGATGGATCATTAACCGCACTCTCTACATCTGCATTAATAGTTTTAAGAGGTGAGAACGGATAGATACCAAACTTATCATAAGACTCTTTGCTCATAAATGTTTTAGCAAAGCTACCTCGCTGTTCAAAGTTTAATGTTTTAAGTAAGTCTTGTAGTTCTTGAACACTTTTTATCTGAGCTGGTAATCCTTTCTTTTTTAATCCGTTAGCTACTTTAGTTAGTTTTAACTTCTCATTAATATATGCTACCATTTCTTTAGGAGATGCACCTTTCTTTATTGCATGTGCTACTTCTGCATTTAAGAAATCATAGAATTGTAGATTACCTGTAATACCATCTGAAGCCTGAGACATAACAAGTCCCACACCATCGCTTTCTTTAGCTTTATTTAAAACTTTATTAGCAGCAGTTTCATTTGAGAATACCCATGCGGCATTACTACCTTGAGATTGTGCACCATATGGATATAAGAAACCACCATTAAACATAAATTCTAAACCTGATGGACTTTTAGTTTTACCATATGTAGCTTGATCAGCAGCAAAAACAAATGCGTTGGTTCCACTTAAATCATTTATTGAACCACGCTCTATTTCATTAGTGTTTATACCACCTCTATCTACCATAGACTTTCTTTCAGTAGCATCTAAATTTATAGGTGGCCCATTGTCTTCTATGTTGTTAGGTATATTACCTTCAGCATTATCAACTGGTTTACCCATGTCGCTAACTTCAAAAGCATCTAAGTTAACTTCATCTATTTGTTTACCTTCTTTTATGTTTTCAGCCATAGACTGTAACACTTCCAGAATATCATCTTCTTGTACCACTAATTTGTTAGCTACCTCTTTAGATAAACCAACCATTTGAGATACTTTAGCTATCCATTTTTTAACAAGGCTTTTCTCAGGAGTATTTAATACCTTATAATTATCCGCTAATATTCCTATCAACTCAGACAAGTATTCTTCATTTTGATATTGTGTGTATTGATTAGAAAACTCTTTTAACTTTTCTTTTAATGCTGGATCAGTAATTTTTTTATCTAAAGCTGCAACCATTCTTTTAGTTACATCAGCTATCTTAAGATCTGATCCATACTTATTAAATACTACAGCATGGAATACTTCATGTGCTATTGTTTTACCATTAGCATTAGCCATATTGATATGAATATCATTTGTTCCTGGAGCATACAAACCTCTACTTCCTTTCTTACCTTGTGATGCTCTTGATGTTTGACCAGTAGCTCTATTGTAAGATTCTTCAGTACGGTGTAATACAAAATTTACACCAGGTAATATTTTCTTTGCTGCCTTAGCAGCCATCTTAGCTAAAGAAACAATTTTTAGTTCTTGTACTTTTTGTTGTACTTCACTACCATCATACTTAGGATCCATAGAGTTCATGCTTTCGCTTTCCTCAACGATATATACATTATCGTCTTGCTTCTCTCCCTTTAACTTTACTTTTTCTTTAGACCTATTATTTACAACATCAATAGAACCATCTTCATTTTGATTAACAGACTCCTCACCCATCATTACTTGCTGAGTATCTTCTAAATTATCAGTGGTCTGTTCTTCAGTTGTGGTTTCATCTACCGTTGTTTCATTTTCAGGAGTAGTATCTACCTCTGTTTCTTCAGTAGTTGTTTCATCAGTAACAACATTTCCTGTTGGCTCCCCATCAATTAATGTTTCTAAGTCTGATGACTCTTGTGTTACTTCCTCTTGCGTAGTCTCGGTAGGATCGTTCTCGGTCTCTGTGATACTCTCTTCGGTAGTAGTTGTCTCGGTGTTTCCATCTCCCACTTCGCTGCTAACTTCGGCTTGTTCTGATGCATCCACGCTCTCTGTGCTTGACTCTTGAATGGCATTGTCTTCTTGTTTTAAACGGTTAATTTCATCCCTACCCTCTTGCATCAATTCAGCTTGTTTAGCATCGATCTGCTCTTGAGTAGGATTATCTATTCCCTCTTCTTTAAGTTGCTCTATAGTATACTCTTCAGAAACCTCTACTACTTCTTCAGTAGTGTTTCCTTCACCATCATCAGTTCTATTAACCTCAACATCTATAGTACCATCAAGTATACCCTCTATTCTTTTATTAATTCTCTCTAACTTCTTTTTACTTATTGGAGTTCTTGGTGTGCCTATCTCTTCTTTTTGAGATTGCAGTTCTACCAGCTCATCCAAAGTTTCTTCGTTAGGCATCTTTATATCAGGATTATTATTTAAATCTTGTACAAGTTTATTTCTAATCCTTAATTTCTTTTTTCTTTTTTTGGTAAAGTCTTTTACTTCTGAATCATTTTCTACTTCAAACTTCATAGCAGCAAAGTCTTTATCAGATGCTTTGTTAACCATGTCAGTATATGTTTGGAGATCAACTTCTCCTCCATTAATTTTATATACAGGTTTAGATTTTAGTTTACCATAAGCATATGTGAATGGTGCTTTACCAGTACCACCTATAGTTTCAAACCCTATCTCTCTGGCATCCATATCTTGACCAACAACAAGTCTTGCACCAGCTTCACCTACACCACCACCTATACCTTCAACAGCAGTAGCAGTTGCAAATCTTTTTCCTTTACCTACTCCTTTAGCAACTTGCTTACCAATAATCTTACCACCCATTTTCATGGTGTATCTATCAACAAGACCAATCACCGCACCACGACCAGCTGACTTAGCTCTTATATTAAACATGGCATCTTCATCAGCTAATACTTTTTGAATACCAGCTTCATCAAAATTATCTCCATTCTTTTCTACCTCTTCTCTAAGAAACTCTGCAAAGCTCATACCTGTTTCTAAAGCCATACCAGCAGCACCAAAAGCTGTAGGTAAAGCAGCTATTGCTCCAGGAAGAGCACCAACTCCACCAGCTAAAGCACCAACACCAGCACCACCAGCAACTACAGTTCCAGCGGCAGCAGCCGAAGCTGGGTTAACCATTTGTGTTATTGTTTGTGCAGCTAACTGAGTAGCAACAGATGGATTATATGCAAGTCCTTTTAAGAAACCAAGCACACCTCCACCAGCTTCCTCATATATTTGATTAAAGCTACGCATCTCATCAGTTTCACCTAATGCCTGTAGCTCTTCTTGTGATTTAATAAACTCTGCTATATCTTGTGGGGATGCATCAGAACCTTTAAACATTAAGTCATAAGATTCATCAGCTGTATTTCCTTGAACGTAACCTTGTTTACCAGCACGATAAATATCTCCTATAAAATCTGTAAGAAAGTTTTTACCTACCAGCTCTTCAAGCATGGTATCATCTTCTGCTTTATCAGCAGTAATATTATCTCTGGAATTTCCTTCTCTGGCATTAGCTATTGAATCTCTGCTCGTAGCTATTGCATCTCTTCCAGCTGCAAATCGAGTTCTTTCATCATTAACTTCTACCGTATCATACGTCCCTCCATCAACATCATATTGATCTTGAGGGTTATTTTGTGGTACGGTTGGAACTGAAACACCCGAAGAACCAGCGTCTGGATCCATAACTCCAGGAGATTCCATAACCGTTTCTTCCCCAATAACCTCGGTATCGTCTTTTTTTTTTAAGCCATAGGCTTGTTCAAAAATATCAAGGCTTTCAACCTCAAAGTTTGGTGCAATAATTTCTTCATAAAAAAGTTTACGCTTCTTGTCATCTGCCAAGTAAGCCTCAAATTCTTTAAAGGTTCCTAAATCATATTCACCTTTTAATGCGTCAAATAACTTTTGTAGTCTTTCGTTCATCTTTATTTATATAAATTTATTCATCTACCCCAGGTAACTTCTTCTTATTACTACCACCCTTACTTCTTCCTTTCTTAGACTCAACTGCCTTGTCAATAAATATTTTTATCTGTGGCCATATGTCAGTGTTCTCATCATATTTATTTGATGTAGCTGTCTTTCCACCATCAGGATCATACCCTTCTACATCTTGTGGATAGTTAAAAGTCATATCTCCAATTTGGAACTTTAAATTATAACCATCTTCACCAGCTGGACTAACTTTAATTTCTTCTCCTCTAAATGCTTCCTCTAATCCAGGAGTATTTTTATTTTTAAATACTTCTTGTAAAACATTCTGATAACTTGAAGCAGCCTCTTTTACACTTTCTCTTGCACCATACGGAGTTACACCACCCATATCAGGTATATCATCAATCACAGACTTAACACTTACTTCTGCTCCGTCAACAAAAATCTTGGTTCCATAGTCTGGTTGCTCAATAAGATCAGTAGCTGTTTGAGTACCACTCGCATCTGATTTATTTCTATCACCTATACTACGTCCTCCAGCAGCTTTTTCAAATGGTACGCTTCCATCAGTAACTTCATTCCAAATAGCTGCACCAATAGCATCTCCACTAAGATCCTCACCGTCTACTACTGCATCAACAGTAAATGGCTCCTTACCTTTTCTTTGAACTATAAACTGATCACCTACTCTTTTTATTGATTGAATAGGAACATAATTTTTATTACCTGAGTTTTGCGAATTAATAGATGAAGCTAATTCAGTAGCAGCTCCTTCTGCTTCAGTCGGATCTGCTGTAATTAAAGTGTCTAATGAATTGAAAATATTACCAGCTCTTTCATCTCGCTCACTAATAGCTATTTCATTACCACTTTTAGCTCTGTACTGGAAGGTACTTTCTTTCATAGTTTCTTCACGACCTAACTTAGCTTTAATAGATCTTATATAGTAATCTTCAGCAGCTTTTTGCTGTCCCTCAGTAATATCTGGTTCAACAAGAACACCATTCTTTTTATAACCCATAACAATAACAGGGTTCTGGCTTTGATCTGCATCAGGATTTTCAGATGCCCACTTATCAAAGTCTTCTTGAGATCCCCCAAAGAATGATTGTCCTAAAGAATTTTGAACACCATTGTCAGCAAGTAAACTACCAGTCTCAAATGGACTTGTAGTAATTGCTTTAGCTTTATCTCTTAAATAAGTCTCAGCTTCTGGTGTCTGCATAAAGTCATCAATAGTAACTACTGCTCTTGAGCTACCATCTTTATTCTGAGATGTAGCATTACCAGCTGTAATATAATCACCAAGCTGAGCAACAGTTCCGTCAACAGCTTTACCTAAATCTAACTTATCAATTTGTTGTTTACTAATAGCTGTCATTCTATTAATACTAATCAAATCATCTGGGCCTGTCATTAGCTCTCCAGTTTCTGGATCCATTCTTGCAAATGCTAAATTACCTGTAGTTGGATTAGTTACTAACTGCATGTTTTTTAGGTTACCAAATGACTCCATTCTTTCACCTAAGTATTGTTCTAAAGAACTTGAAGTTCCAGCCTCAAGTCTTTCTGAATATCTTTTAAAGTCTGCATCCCATTGCTTAGCATTCTTTTGAAACTGAGTAAATCCTGAGCTAATATTTTGTTTTAGTTTTTGAAAATCTTGAGGTCTTAACTCTCCTCTTTTCATTGCTTGTTCTGCTTCGTATATTGCGTTTGCTGCATTGTTAGATCCGTCAATGGTCATATCCATTAACGTCTGGTTGTCCATTGCATCCAGGTTATTTAACGCATCTAAATTCTTTTTAGTATCATCGTCAATGTCCTGTTTTCTTTTTGCTCTATCATCTGCAACACCAGTAAACGCATCACTTATTACCTTGGCTTGTTCTTGCCAGTTAATACTTTGTGATGGATCTGGTTTATCATAAACATCAAAATTTATATTTCGTTTTGCTTTAGTAGGATCTACTGCCATGTCTTTTATTTTTTATTATTGCCCTACCCAAATAAAGTTGGGAATTTAGATTTATCTAATCCTAATCCACCGCCAAATTGTGGGGTTCCAGATCCTTGATACTGCATTCCAAACGCACCAGGTGTTTGTTTTCCAAATGCACCTGTTGTTTGTTTAAGTTGTAAGCCTGGGCCTATTGTTCCTGTTTGTAAATTTAAAGATGGAGACGGAAGTGTTGTACCAGTTGAATTTCCAGTTCCCTTACCACCACTCTTAGGAAACAATGGTACAGCAGCTGCTACAGCATTAACAGTAGAACCTATACCTTGAATACCCTGTTGGATTGATGCTGCTCTGGCTTGTTCAGCTGCGTTCTTACGTTGTTGCTGCTCTTTTGCATTAGCAACATCCATCTGTAATAATTGCTGGTTTACAGCGTCTTTAGATTGAGCCTTAGTTTCTTGAAGATCAGAGATTTGTTCCCCCATAGCAATACGAGTTTGCTCTGCATTTGCACCAGCTTGTGCACCTACTCTACCCACACCAGCTGCTAATGCTCTTGCATCACCTTCTTGAAGTGCTTCTGTATTTTGTTGAGCTACAGCTAAGTTGTTTTCAAACTCAGCTTCATATGCATCTAATGGAACATTAAGTCCTTCATAAAAATCTTTAGATGCTTTTGATTTAGCATCTGCCATAGCTTTCTTAGCTGCTTCATCAGCTTCAGCTGCGGCTCTTTTTTGTTTTGCAGCGTTAGAAAAACTCATACCAGTTGATACTAATGAGGTTCCTATTCCAACTACTGCTGCGGTTACTGCTGCCATATTATATTTTTTTAATCATTTCGTGAGTATAAGTACTCCCCTCTTCAAAACCTATCTTCTTATACACATTTATTAATGGTTTATTTTTAATTAATGCGTATATATATTTTTTACCCAACCCTTCTGCTTGGTCACTAATAGTTTGTATTAATAACTCTAATGCATCTTTTCTTTTTTGTCTATCTTTATATTTAAGATTAGATATAATCCAGTCACACCATACAGCTTTTGAGTTTGTTAAATACATAAACCCAGCACAAATTGGTGTGTCTCCATCATAAACAATAAAACCACCCATTCCATCTTCTGGTAAAAATTCTTTTGTAGGCGGTGTCCATCTCCAATCTTTCCACCAATTACAGAGAATGTCTTCATAATCATTTTCTTTTAGCGGTAATATATTTAATTTCATTACAGCAAAGATAATAAAAATCTATGGATATGATTTCATCACGCTACTACCGACAGAAAACAACTCAACTGGAGTTGTATTAGAGTTTGTCAACGTATATTGCATAAAATATCCACGAGCACCATGAGACTCTGCTACAGGATTTTTAATAAACAATATAAAAGATCCATTAGCAGCTAATATTCCAGGTGCACCAGTAGGATCTGGTATAGCTTCGTTAATAGTTAATGTGTTTGTTGCTTGATTAATAGCGGTAACTTGACCAAAGTAAAGAGCATTAGCTGTAGCATAAACATAATCTCCTATACTAATAATACTTCCTAACTCCACATTAAACGGAACTGTAAAAGCACCAGGAGCACCACCTATAACAGTACAAGCTCCTATTCCATTTGCCGACCTCATATTAAAATTAACAGTATCACTATTGGCTCTAAGGAAAGTAAACCACTCTCTTTCTTTTTGTTCAAAATAAGTATTCAACATTGAGCCAGTGCTAAGCTCTGTAAATAAAGCTGTGCAAGTCCAAGCTGCATCACTTTCATAAGACATAGTTTTAAATAACTTAATAGTCTGTGGTTCTGTATTAAACACAGATGTTATCTCTGAAGCATATTGAACACCATAATAATTATTTCTTAAAGCATTAGTATTATGTCTATATAATTGTCCATGTCTAAAACTATAAAAATAACTATTCATACCTATCATTTGATCAGGCTTGTATGAATAAAATGAAGGCCAACCTTTGGCTTCTTCGCTATATGTTAGTGTATATGTTGCCATCTTAACAAGGTGTTATATTAATAATTACTCCATTTGCTATCTCTAAAGAGTTCCATACTCCAGCTATCTGACCTCTAACAAAACCATCTTGAATAGGTACAACTCCGTATGCATCTTGAAATACAAAATCATTTATAGCTGGTATACCAGGTACTCCAGAAACAGGATAATGATATCTTGGCCCAGGAGAAGGAGGACTAACAGTACAAGCCGCAACATGTGTAGGAAAACCAGCTGTTAAATTTCCAGTAAACGATGGTAATAAAGCTGGACACTCTACTTCTAATGACCATGCGTTAAGACCACCTGGAGCCATCTCTATATTAAAATTAACATTAACAGGATTAGTATTTGGTTTTGGTATTATCATTATAACAGTTCCGTAACCACCACCTGGAGTAAGAGTTACCCCACCTGAAGGAGCATCTAAAAAAGGGCCCATTGAAATAGGAAAGTTGTTAACCCAAGCACCTTGAGAATATATGTACTGAGTACCATTATACTGAGCACCAGCACTACCAGCTGCATTAGTAAGAGGAGTTACATTTTCGTCTCCTATAATTCCCTCACAATACCCAAAGTTTGGAGAAGAATATTCACTTGCACTTTGACCATCATATGTCCATGTACATCCAGCTACAGAATTAGCACCCACTGTAAACTTAACCACTATTGCACCTTGAGTATTCCCGACACCAACATCAGCAACATAATTTCCAAACGCACCAGCATTATCAGCTAAAGGAGCTGATCCACAATTATATATGCAAGAAGGACACGCAACTGCATTAGATAAAATTCCTCCAGTAAGCTGTCTATATATTCCACCTTGAGCATAATACCCATTTGGTGCTGGAGTCAAGAGCTGCTGATCTAACCACAAACCTGTAGCCATTGCAAAACTTGTTCCGTCATAATAATAATTTCCTAATGTTGCCATATTTATTTAATTTTTAACAATTGTCTGAAGCTATTACTGCTCCGTTTGCTCCAACTTGAATCCATATTTTAGGTGCTGCACTCGGTTGAACAGGAGAAACAATGTAATACCCAGGTGGCACATGTTGACTTATGTCACACGCAGTTCCTTGATAACACACTTCACCAACTTGCGGAATAGAACCTGTTCCATGGAACGACCAGAAGTTAGAACCAGGACTATTTGTATCTGTATTACACACTAAAGTTTCACTAACTTGAACTGGGCCAAACCAAGTAGTTGTACAAACTGGAGAGCAATTTCCACAACAAACATCTGATACAGTAGCTGCTGAATAGCATAATTGAGATTGAGTTGTTTCTCTTAAATCCCAAACTAAATATAAATAGTTGTTTGCTGGTGGCATATTTACACCAGTAGTAAGAATACTTGATTCATAAACACCAGTTGAAGGGTTTAGTATTGGAACTAAATCTATAAGGTTAGGATCTTGTAACAATAAATTCATACCCGCTGGTGTATTTGGATACAAAGCATTGGAAGATAATAATCTAAGTTTATCCTGTAAAGGATCAAAGTCATAATCATCAAACCCTTGTTTTGATGTACTCATATTGATTGTAGATCCTGAGTATGGATATGATCCAACTGATGCCTGACCAGTTTGAGAAATATATTCCGATGGACTTCCTTGTGTTAACGAAGCCAAAGAAGTTGTTACTGGACTTATTGTAGTTCCGTCTGCCCAGTTATATCTATAATGAATAAACTTACCACTATCACTTGGAGAGTTAAGAACAATTCTAATAACAGTCAAGTCATTACTTGGTGGGCAGTCAACAGTTATACCATAAGATGCAGTACCTTGAGGTGTTACTTTTATTTCTACATCATTTGGAGTGTTAGTTGTTTTTTGGAATGAAAGTGTTCCTGAAGAATTTACTACTCCACTTGAGAAAACTGTACTATTCCATGTTGCTTCTACCAATATACTACCACTCGTAACGGTATAAGGTATATTTATTTGACCTATAGACTGACCAAGATTAACAGTGTATGCTAATACATTTGTTGCATTAACTTGTGTTAAATTAGTTCCACATGCAGTTCCTACTGCTGGTGTTGGAATATCTCTATCGTTAGTACTTATTACATACTCATTCATATAAGGATCAAATCCACCAATCTTTTGTGTTCCCAATTGAGTTATAAACTGGTCTCTAAACCATGAACGCATACCATAAGATGAAATAATTTGAATCTGGTCATTACCTCTTGATGTTCCTCTTAGATTAATTACAGAAGATCTTTTAGTATCAGTAAAGAACATGTCAGCTCCCCATGCAGCAAAACTTTCTGGATTAAAACTAATACCATATTCTTCAATACGAGCTACCTGTGTTCCTAAAACTTCAGGTACAGATGCTATTGCTCCTCCTCCAGTGGAATCAGTAATAACATTTTTAGATGCTAATACATAAGATATTCTATCTTCTTGTAAAGTAAGAATATCTGTTTCTCTTGAGTATAATAATTGTATTGGGCCAAATGAAGGCTCACAATCTTTATAATTAACTAAACCTAAATTAAACTCATTTAAGTTATTAGAGTTAGCAGCACCACTGTACACACCACTATATGTCATTCCAGCAAAACGATCTGCCTCTTTATAATCTTGATTAGAAACAGCTGTTACTCTTTGTCCCATAACCATATACTTAGTTGCTGGAGAGTCTGTTATTCTAAAACTTTCTACTCCATTACCAAATGTAAAGCAGTTACCAAAAGCTAATGTTTGTATTAAATCACTACTAACACTTGATTGATCTGTATTAGATCCCCCTGAAGACTTATGATACCTTTGACTATCAGCTGGATCAGTATATATATCCATCATTTCTGAAGCATCATAAAATAAATTTGGATCAACCTCTTCAGGTTCTGTTTCCCAAACAATCAATTGTCCTCCACGAGTTATTTCAATTTTTGTACCTACATGACCTGGTCTTTTATCTCCCCAAAAAGAACTACATCTTGGAATACCACAACGATTTCTAAACTTAAGGTCACCAGTAGATGCGGTTTCATCTCCATAGCAAAACAATCTTGTTGTAAAACATGCAGCACTAATAGAGCCAGAAGTTGCATAAGGGCCAGATCCACTATTTAAAAATTGTTGACAAGCCATTTCATGAGAAGAACCATCTGTCATATCTCTATTATCTCCATACCACCATCTATAAAAGTTAGGGTAATCAATAGATGATATCCATGATCTATCTAAACGATAATGTTTGTCTGTACAGTTATTTCCTTTTTGACCTCTCCAGTTATTAATAACTACTCGTATTGTAGAACCAGCTGGTAAATCATAAGGGCCAGTATTTGTTGAGGATGATGGAAAGTTTAATGAATAACTATTAGAAAGATTACAACTTGTGCTGTTAGATTTGGATGATTTATTACCGTAGTTGATATTGGCATCGTCACCTATCTCTGTGTTAAAGCCACCTGGTTTTATAGACATATATAATCCAGCTAAACTTCCTGGATTTAATAAATCACCAGCACCATATGCTTTTATCTCTAATATCTTACATATCTCTTCTTGGTTAATAGGGCCTAATGTATCCATCTTGATAATTAGGTTCATCCCAGTTTGTGCTATGTTAGTATTATCTCCTTCAAGTTTAAACCAGAAAACAGAAGCATCTTCAGGATCTTCATAATACTGACTTGAATATAATGTTTGATAAAGTCCTTCACTTGGCTTAACAACAAATTTATATTTAGTTGCCCAGTATGGAGGTAAGTTACTTAATGTAACTCTTATAGTGTTTTTATCTGGAGAAGCAGATGGTGGAACAAAAATAGTATTATCATTAGCAACTAACGCAGTAGATGCTCTACCATAATCATCCATATAAACAATTGCAGTTTCATAATCTCTATTACTATGTAAGCTCAAAGTGTTTGATACTAATAAATATCCAGCAGTACTTGAAAAATCTATAAAGCTAAAAAATTCATATTGTATAGAAACATCTACACCAGGTGCTGACTCTGAATAAAAAGTTATAGCTGGTGCTTGAATAGAAAACCCTATTGCTGTTGGAGTATATCTAAAACCTTGCTGTATACAAACACTGGTAGCTGGTGGCCCAATAGCGGCACACGCACCAGAGTCTATTGCACTATTCACTATGTCCAGACTGGTAGCTGGTGGTGCTATCATATAATTATTAAACTTATCAGTAACAGTACCTCCTTGACCAGAAAGATTTGTAGGTACTAATGGTTGATAGTTTCCAATAGCTGTAGTACCAATTGGATTCTGAAACTCTGTAGAGTTTACTAAGTCATTCATTGTGTTGTAAATCTGGTTAGCTGTAAAGCTCCAGGTTACACTAAATGGACTTGTCTGTTGAAAAGATGTATCTACATCAACACCACCATTACTCTGTGGATTTACCATTGCTCCTGTTGAGGGTGCTGACTGTAATGAAATATCAAAATTAAGAGTAAGACCAGGTTGAATAGGGAAAGTTAATGCACTTAAATCAAACGTAATTAAAGAGTCAAGAACACTACCACCACCTGGTTGACCTATTGCATAAGCTATTCCGTTAGAAGCAACTGGAGTGTCTAATGCTACACCGCCTACTTCTTGTACTTCATGATCTGTCCTGTAACTAATTGGTATCTTTTGACCGTTTTGATTTACTATATCATATCCATCAACATAGTTTCCATATATAAGTCTATTGCCCTGAATGGTTTGTGCCTTTGCAGTTCGAGGAACATTATCATATTGCCTTAATAATTCATCCGATCCTAATACTGTAAATATTTTACTATTAGTAAAAACTATGGTTTGCTGTATATTATCTGACCAACCTAAATCTGCTTTATTATATCTTTCTATTACATATATAGTATTAGATGTAGATTCTTTATAAAGCAAATCAACTTGAACAACTCTTTTAGATCCTGTAGAAAAACCAATAGTAGCACCATTATATTTATTTACCATACCTCCATTATTGAAAGTAGTCAAGTCAAATCTAAAAGGGCCAGGTTCAAACACCGCATTAGTAAATAAAGACGTAGCACTATAACCACCATCAGTATACCTATATCTATATGCAAAAGATAAAAATCTTGTTTCCATATAATTTTCATCTCCTGGAAACATTTCAGGCTGTACAGTTGGAACTGGTAAAGGAATATTACCACCCGCTGGAGTCTCAAATCCAGGTGGCTTAACAATAACACTTATATCTTCTTCTACAATCCCGTCTACTCCAGCAACAGGATCATCGTAATTTCTTTTTACATTTATAGTTCGAGGTGCATTTTTGTCATCAGTAAAAAACAATAAGTCTTCTATTTTATTTACACCTGTTACTAAAAACTTAGGATCAAAATTTAATGTTGTATTAACACCTCCACCATCATCTACAGAAACAACATGATATGTAGTGGTATTGTTATTAGTATTAAAAGAAACAATCATATCAACCTTACCTGTGGTAGATAATGGATTGTTAGAGTCATGAATAAACCAATATATAGTTTCATTCATTCCATCTTCAAAAGAACCAATACAAAATGTAGTAGGTGGTGCTGGATCAGCTGGTTCTGATAACGGACTTCCATTGTAAGATAAAAATGAAAGACGAGTATTCCCCTTAGAATTTTCTACAGCTCCAATCTCAGTTGTTTCAGTAGAACCTAAACGTACATTAAGAGCATCAACATATTCGCCTGGAGGAACTAAACGCTCATCCACACTCTTATTCATTTTACCAGCTATAAAATTTGATCTAATATCTGCCATACTATTTTATCCATTTATCCTGACCTCTTAAGTTTTGTAAGAGTCGGCCAGGGTGTATGTTACTTAATCTTAATTTAGCATTTCTAAGCAAAGAAGATTTATCTTTTCTTGCTCGATTTACTACATATTCTTGAACCCCTAACTTACCATTCAAAATAGAATATCTAATATATGCATAGATAAATTCTTCAAATAATTTGTTAACCTGTACACGAGAATCATTCCCGTTTTCTAATCCATCTGAAACATACTCTAATACCACAAACTCTCCAGCCATCTGTGAGTTAAAAGTAATTAGACCATCTTGTTTATTAATACTGAATGTTGGGTTTATGTTTGCGGTCTCCGTATTCAAACCAAACTTTCCTCCAATCTGATAATCAAAACACCACTGTCCATTTACACACCAACCCATCTGACCAGCATAAGGGCCTGTACCTGGATACATGTTTTTTTGAGTACCATCTAATCTTTGTATATCAAAGAAAGAATCAGCTGGTTTCAATACATTACCATCTATATCAAATAATATTCTACAGTCATGATCTTGTAAATAAGCTCCACTCCAGTTTGTTTGTATGTTTTCTGTTAAAGGAAATAACATACCACCTTTCATAAGGTTTACCCTAACCCAGTTAACATAATCAGGAGGTAAAACAAATCTTAATGTATCACAAACTTTAAGTTCTAATATTTTTATTTCTTTCATTGCATCATAATGCAACTCTTGTATACCACGCTTAGCGTGGAATAAAACTTGATAACGATTTATATTATTAACTAACTCATGATTTCCTTGATACATCATCATGAAATTATTAACTATATCTTCTAAAGAAACATATTGGTATGATCCCCAGTTCTCGTCAGTAGGTATTATTCCACTGTTTTCGTAATATTGATAATCTGTTATATAACTCATAATTAACTACTTTCTTGGGTTTCTATTGTCTCTAATGAATTTCCAAATCCATATACCATTTCTTCTCTAATCTCTATACCTATGTATTGACATATCTTAGCTATCAATGTTGGCTCATCAGAATCTGGTAATTCAAACTCTTGAAAATCAGGTTGAGTTTGATCAAATAAAGGTTCACCACCGACTAAACTTAAGTAAGTCCATTTAGGATCTAATGGATACCTCACATACTGAGCTTGTATATCTCCAGGATTCATAATAGTAGTAGGATATACCGTTACACTATTTGCATCCAAAACATAAGCTGGATATGTTTTTGTAGGATTAGTTAACATAGAATTAGTTAAATAGAATATTTTGTTTTGACTTACTCTTTCAACCTCTCTTGTATTAGTATTAGAATATATAACATAGCTATCTCCAATGTTTGGAAATATATCTGCACTTAAATTAATTGTTGTAGAGCTTACTACTCCAGTAACATATGCTTGATTAAAGGTGCTTGTATTGACAATTATAGTACCAATATTTGGTGTTGGTGCTGAAGCTGGTATTGTAGTCCAACCTACAGCTAATGGATCAATTAATTGATTTACACCTGGCCCAGCTGATACTCCTGTAAATAAAGGAACTGAATAATAAAATAATTTATTAATTAAGTAATAATCATTAGGCAGAGTAAATACATTAGCATTACTCTGAGCTAAAAAAACTTGAGTAGAAAAACTATCTATAACCTCTACTAAACCTTTTACGATATTAGCATATCCTGTTCCAGATTGACGATTGTTTTCTTTATTAATCCAGTTGTTGTACTGGTAGAAATAATCTTCAAACATATCCATCTGAGCCTGTTTAGCATATAGGTTAAAATCTTGTGGGGATATATATCCGTAATTATTTTTATTCGCTATAGCTAATACAGTGTTTCGTACTTCATTTATTGATGCCGCCATATTATATAAACATTTCTACAAAGATAACAAAAAAAAAGAGGTCTACTTTTTTTAGCAGACCTCTCTTAATATAATGTAAACTAACTTATGCTAATACAATATTCTCACAATAAAGTACAGGAGAAATTCCTCCCGCTTTTTTTAATGGAGAATTTATCAATGGCATTTCATTTACTACATGAGTCCATTCAGACTCCATAGTTTTAATAGCCAAATCTAAAAACGCATTAGAATAACAGTAATCAACCTGAGCCTCATTAATTGTAAAGTTTAATGTTTTAGCATTAACGCTTTCTTTATACTCTATAGATAGAGGTGTAGTTCCACCACCACCAGCAGTAGGTATAGGCATCATGATGTCTTTTAGGTTTACTAAAATACAACCAAATCCATTTTGTGAAATCATAACAGCTTTATCTGTACCGTTATCATCAAAAATAAGATTATCGATCATTACTTCTGTATCGCTTACTACTGATACAACTTTTGCATGTAAACCAGTGTCTTCATTTAATACAAAGTCACCAGCTCTAACATTAGACAAAAATAATCCACTTGCATACGTTAGACTGTAAGCATCTGCTGGACTCCATATTTTGAAGTTAGCACCTGTTACTTCTAATGTTACGTTACCAGCACCAGCAATTGTAAGTAGTGTATCACTATCTACTTTAGTTACTACTGAAGTAACCCAAACATCTGTGTCTAAAACTATATCCCCAACAGAAACCGCACTTGCGAATCCTCCTGTCCCGTAAGATAACTTACCAGGAACCGAAGCACTTGCTGCACCAGCTACTAAAGGGTTAGCCATGTCCGATACAAAATCATACATCGGGATTGGCACACTAATGAACTTACCCATTAGGCAATTACGATTCCAGATACTGCTTGTGGAGTAATCACAGAGTAAGTTACACGAGTCCAAGAAGTTGATAGTGCTGCCACTATTGCATCTTGAATTGCTTTTCTCATACTGAAGTTGACTTGAGCAGCCGCAGTAATTGTTGCAGTATTACCATTTAAATAAGTAATAGTTGTTGTTGTTCCAGTAACAAGAGCTGTAACTGAAATAACGTCATTGACATTCAAAAGAATGTCCCCAGATCCTGTCACTGGGATAGATAAGAATTTTTCCATTTTATAAAAAGTTTTAATGGGTTAATAAAGGACAAAGATAATCAAAAAAAAACACCCCAATTGGAGTGTTCTTTATTACTATTTTTTCTTTAGTATCTTTTTCAAGTACTTATAGATTTCTAAGCCATCGTCACTTTGGAAATAATCAGCAAGAATATATTCTGCGTCCTCTCCATAAGGTACTGCGGTTAGTTTTTTCTTATTATCTTTTAGATTAAAGTATACATCCTTACCATTATTTCTTAAAGTAATCAATTGGTTTTGGAAAAACAATACAACATCTTCTTGTACTTGTAATGTTGGATCATTAATTACCTCCATAAAATCATTAGGATAGTTTCTTGAGTATACTAAGATATCTCTTTTTAGTTCTGCTGTACTTAATGTATCAACATCACCACCTAAAAGAACTCTACCAACCTGAACAAGTTTATCTAAATCTAAAGATCTTGCTGCAATTTGTGCATCTAAAGCAATGTTCTCCATTTCTAAATCTTCAGCCGCATCCTTCTGATCATTAATCTCTTCAAAGACCTGACCGTTTGCTGGATGATAAGTAAGAAATTGTTGTAGTACTTGGTTATTTTTAGGAACATGTAGAAATCCATCTTCAAATATAATTGGTTCCATAATTGCATTACCATCTTGTTCATCCTCGAAAGGAGACTTTTGGTTTCTTGCATAACGAAGAGGTCTATTGGTTCCAGTCTCTTCATCGAAATGTAGAAGAGTACTTCTCTTAGAATGATGAGAAGATAACATGTATGCTAACGGTGTATTGTTAGACTTTAGCTTATAGCTTTTAGCTACGAATTTTTTTGTTTTTGACATTTTATTTATAATTTAATTAGATTAAAAAAAAAGGGGAGGAGGTTAATCCTCCCCTAATTACTTACTTACTTAGTCTTGGAATAAGAAGAAGTTGTTTGCACCTAAAGTACAACAAGCTCTCTCACTCAAGAAGTTTACTTGCATTGCATCAAGATCAGATGTTCTTGCACCACCAGCAGAACCAGTAATCCAAGTTTTGTAACGTCTGTCTTCAGCTTCTGAAGCTCTATATCTAACGTGTAAGAATGGACGCTTAGCGTTCTTTCCTAAGATTTGGTCATATACAGATGTAGATCCAGCTGGAACTAATAGTCCGCTAATTCCACCACCTACGATATCACCTCTCATTGAAGCATCGTTTAGATATTTCCAGTCAGACTTGTAGAAGTCATAACCTCTTCTGAATCCAGTGAATCCAAGATTTAAAGCCATGTCTTCATCATTGTCAAATAAACCATATGAAGTACCACCCGCTCCATAAGAGTTTTGAGCAGCTAACATATCGTCAATATCAAATGAGAACTGACGGTCTACGAAAAGAACATTCTCTTCAATAGAACCTTGCTTGTCTAATCTCTGAATAACTGTATCGAATCCAGCAAGTGTTGTTGGGTTACCACCACCCCATACATTACCTCTGTTTCCTACAACAAAGAATACACCTTCAGAACCAGCGTTGATTGTACCAGCAGCTGGAGCAGATGTAGAAAGTGCAGCTTCAGCACCAGAACCTGGAGCAGCTGGAACAGCCTCAATCATTGCAGTTTCAAGATAGTCTTCAAATCTCAATCTTGTTTCGTGCTCAGACTTCAAGTACCATAGGTATCCTGATCCACCATTTTCAGTAGAAATTTCAACCCAACCAATTTGAGCCATGTCAGAACCACTTACCTCGTAAGTATCCTTAATGATAATTGGTTTGTTGTCAAAGAATACATCGTTTGCTTCTAATGAGTCTACCATTCCTGGAGTTCCTTTTGCAAATTCAGAACCGTAAATCATTACAGTTAAGTTTGTTGCAGCTGGAACAACACCAATAATCTCATAGTAAGATGCAGTGAATGTATTTGCAGTTACAGCAGTCACTACAGCTTTATTGCTAAGTGCAGATCCCGCAGTGTTGTCAGAAATAAATACCGTTTGTCCAACTCTAACAGCGATGTTAGAACCTACTGGATTAAGGGGATCATTTACTGTGAATACACCAGCAGTACCACCAGCCGCAGCTACTGTTACTTGTGTGTATTTTGTGTGTAGTCTACCTTGCTCTGCCCATTTAATCATGTCAGAGTTTGAAGGCATTTCAGCACCTACCATTCTTAAGAATGAAGCTACTGTTCTATTACCATATCTCTCAAATTCTTTCTCGTATGTATCTGGAAGATACTGATTAAGAAAATCGAAATTAGTAATATAGTTCGAAGGAAGTGCTACCCTTTCCGAAGAAGGTTGTAGATCAAATCCTGGGTTTGCTAATATTGGCATTTCTTTTTAATTTTTAAATTATTAACTTTTTTTAATACTTCTAATTTTGAGTCCTCTTCCACTACTCGTGTCACCTACAGCTCTGATTTTTAATCCATCTTTACTTAAGCTGGTTGGTGTCTTCCTCATCTCCATATTAATGTTCTTAGATTTTTTACTTACTTCATCTACAGCCGAGGTTACACCTTGATTGTAAAAGAACTCCGCAAACTTATCTAAGTTCATAGCAACGGACATAGCCTTGTGGTATCCTTTAGCGTCTGAAATCATTCCTGTCTTTTCATCCATGAATTTCTTCGTGAAATTATTAACATCTGATTGCTTACTCTTTAGTTCACCACTGTCTCCAGGTTTGAATGTAAATTGTTTCTCTCCGATACTGAACTCAAAACCTTTGAACTCATCGTTAAAAACCTCAGCGGTTTTATCTAAGAAATAATCATACCTTCTCTGCTGTGCCTCTTGAGCATTAGTAGATTCCTCTATATAACTTTTATAACTATCAAATTTCTCTTTGTCTTCGCTTGATAACCCACCCCCACTTGACTCAAGAGGAGCTTTATATTTATCTCGCTGTTCGTTAAGAAACTTTTTAGCTTTAACAAGTTCTCTTTTTTTAGCTAATTGCTTTTTCTTAATATCTTTTGGATCATCTAAATCTTCATCAAATGAAAACTTATCATCCATAATATCAGTAATGTCATCACTATCCAAACCTTCTTCGGTAGAATTGTAATAAGCTCTTAGCACTTGGTCACCATCCATGTCATCATAGTTTCTTTGTAGTTTAACAAAGTCTTCAATACCACGACCAGTTTCCTTTTTATACTTAAAATACGCTGACACATCTTCTGGTAAATCTTCGTTTGAATTTTTTTGATCAAACAATCCTTCTACAGAATCTATATCTTTATCGTATCTATTTTTAATATATTTAAGAACGTCTGCATCATTTATCTCTGATGCGGGAGTTTCTTCTTTTACTTCCTCAACTTTTTCAACCTCTTCTTCTTTAGGTTTACTATCCGTAAACTTTTCTTCATGCTTAGCAAGTAATTGTTCTTCTACTTCAGCACGAGATTTTTCTTCTCCTGTTACTTCTTTAACAGTGAACTTTGGTTGTTCAGGTGTTTCGTTTTTGTTTTCTTCCATTTTATTTAATTTAATTTGTACAAAGTTAATATATTATTTAATGTTTATTTAAGGTCTTACCTTGGTTCAAATTCTGCCAAGTCAAACCCATCTAAACTATCTTCGTTAGATTCAAAGTTTATAGGAGCACCATTGTTTTTTCTCTGGGTGATCATTTTAGACTGCTGAGTATTACCCATACTTATACGAGCTGCTTTAGCATCCTCCTTCTGAGTTTCTCTTGCATCTATCTGACTTTGCTCCATTCCCCTAAGTTGCATGTTATAGTTAAATTCAACATCCATTAATCTTCTTTTCAACTCAGCTTCATTAGTTTGCTTCTCTATTTCAAAAGCAATCTCTGCTTGTTTAATTTGAATCTTAGCTTGTAATTCAGCTTGAGTTTGTTGCATCTTAGCTTGAGCAGCTTGTTGCTGAAGAGCCTGTTGCTGCTGACCTTGCATAGCTTGTTTCTGTTGCTCTTGTTGTTGAACTTCAGTTTGTTTTTGTTTTCTCTTAACTTTTAAAAGCTGGTTAGCCATTTTTAGATTATTAAGAGTTCTAATATCAATAGCATCTTCTAAATCAATACCACCTTTCTGTAAAGCCATTTGAATGTTTTGTTCAAGTTGTGCTTTTTCTTCTTCATCTGGTGACATTTCAATATATATACCAAAGTCATATAGATAAAGATTTTTAATCTCTTCTATAATACCTAAATTATATTTACCAATTTGCATTGCAAACTCATCTTTAAAATCTGCGTACTCTAAAATATCAGCAGTTCTAATAGATAAACATTCAGCTAAGGTTCTTGTAATGTACAAGCTACCTTGCATAATATGTCTTGTAGCAACATTAGAATTTAATGCTGCTAACTTTTGTACACCTACTAAAGAATTAGGATCTGGCATTGAGGCATCTCTTGCTTCATTTAATCCAGTTACCTGTCTAATCATATTTAAATAATGATTATAATTTCCAATAAGCATTTGCATTTTACTTCCACCACTATTAGAATTAAGTTGAGTAATAGGAACTTTAGCATTATTAAACTCACCATCTTGAGTATAACTTCTACCAACTACACTACCAGTTTGGAAGTATAATCGTAAAGCATCTGACGGATCATATGCATTTCCTGTTCCTAAATCCACTTCACTTAATCCATCCGCATCTATAAACACACCATCTGGAACAACCTTAGAAACAACTTGCTGTATCTTTAAGTGTGTCATTTGAATTAAATCAGCAAAAGGAATCATTCTTCTTACTAAAGAATCTAAAGCTCCTTTATATAATCTTGGTGCACATGCTACATAGTTTGGCATAGCATACTGATTAGCAGAATTAGGACGAACCATGTTCTCCATCATTTCCCACTTTATCAATAAGTTACTACCCATTACCATTACACCATCATACCATACATCTATTCTTTTTTCTACTCTTTCAAAGTTCCCTTCATCCATCATTTCCTGTGGAGGATTAAACTCATCATCTTTTTCTACAGTCTTGAATGTACCTTCAGCCATTTTCTTTTTCTTGTACACAAAACTATTTGTAGTTTTATAATTAAAAAATAATAAAGTACAAGTGTCTCTGGCAAACATACTATTTTCATACATGGCTGCTACATTATAATAGTCATACCACGATTGACTGTATTTAGATATTTCTTCTAAGTCTTCTTCTGTTAGGTCAGGATTAATTTTTATAACCTCAGTAATAGGAACAGTTTTAATTTCACCCCAATAGAAACAATCTTTAAAGTAAGGATCTTCTGTATAACTATAAACAACATTTGCTGGATCAACATACTCAACTCTTATTCCATCTCCTTGTTGAAACATATGCTTAGTCATACCAACACCAAGAGTAGTAATATCCATATCAACTCTTTTACGAGTATCATTATAATGGTTTTCTTGTAGCATTGTATCAATAGCTATTTCGTTTGCTATTTCAATTGCTGGTTTATAATTTAGTTGCATATACAATTCCATCTCTGTATCACTTTGAGGTAATGTTTTAGGATCAACCTGAAACACTTCCATATCAAAGTCTTTTTCTACTTGATGAAATAAATCTTGAGCAGCCACATTAATCTCAACCATTTTCTGGAATTGATTTCTTTTCTCAGCAGACATAGCATCTGAAGCAACACAGTTTACTTTGAATAGTCTATCTGACATTCCGTTAACAACAATGTCAACAAACTTTGGAATGATAGGAATTGGAGTCCAATCTAAATTTAGGTATGACAAATCTCCGTCTACCGCTAATTCATTTTTGTATTTTGCTATTGACTGCTCTCCTCTCGCATACAATCTTAGTCTATTAAATTCTGCCCACTGATTGTAGAATCTACAACTCATGCCATCTTTTCTAAACCACTCATATTGTATTGCTTGACCAACTTGTAAACCAAACTCTTTTGTTGCTTTAGTTTTGTCGTTTACAAATTGATCAGGAAACGCAGCAGACTGTATATCTATTTGGACTGCTTTCATGTAATTATTTTACTTTGAGTACTCTTATTGTTATATCTCGCAAAGTTAATACTTATTTTTGATTTTTGTTTAGATGGTGTGTATAAGTGCTTTTGGTTAGCCATTATAGCTAATCCAGAACTTATAGCCGCATCAAACTTAGTTCTATTACTAATATCAAACTTTGCCCAATCTTCTAATGTTCTTCCGAAATACATACTTCCCATATCTCCAGCATCTCTATAATCCCCTTGAAAATCTATACCCACATACTTTTCTATATAAGATTCTATAGCTGAAGCATGTGATTGTTTTACGTCTTCTGAACTATTAGGTATACCTCCTAACTCTCTTTCTGTTTTAGATAATTTACTGTATACTTTATCTGGTCTGTTTAGTGAATAACCTCTATATCCTCTGTTTTTAAAATGGTATAATAATCTTGGTTTATTATTTTCACATAGTATTGGCATACCATAAAATATACAAGCCATTAAAACTTCTTCAAAAAATATTTCTGCTGTCTGAGGTCGTGCTATATATTCTAAAAAGAAATGGTTACTTGGAGATTCTTCCATATTAAATTTAGTTAATCCATGCAAAGCTCCATTAGATCCTTTACCAACAACAACTCCTGATATATCATAAGAGTCACAACCAAAAGAACCCATATGTTCGTTACCAGGTTTTTTGATTCCTCTTTCAGTAATTTGTCTATTTTGTAAATGTTTTGCTGGTAACCAAGTTGTTAAGAACCTACCATTTTTATTAGGAGTCCAAATAACCTTAGTATCTTTTACACCATTCTCCCAGTGAAACGAACCTCTGGTAGCATGATGAGACATTATTAAAGAATCATTATAATCTATTTGCTGATATATCTTTGTTAAATTAAATAAAGATTGTTTACTCTCATCTCTAAAAGCATGAGACTCTGTTCTTGGAAACTGTCTATAAAATTCATTTAAAGCATCAGCATCTTGAGATAATGAATCAACTTCATTCTGCCAATAATTAATTGCTCCTATAGAAATTAATTCACCGTCAATCCCAACTCTTGGGTTTTTTGGAGTATGCAATACTGGCATACCATACTTATCTATGTATCCTTCAAAGTTCCATTCCATAGGAATAAAAAGACAATACAGTCCGCTTTTAGTTTGCCCGTTAGCATTTCTTTTATTAGGCATAGAATCTTCATATAAAGATTTAAAATTACTACCACCTTTATCTAATGCGTTAGATGTAGAACCCATCATGCACTTACCAATAATTTTACTACCTAATCTTAAACATGTTTTAGTTACTCTCCAGTTATTCAATATATTATCAGGCCTTTCCCATTTACCACTTTCATCGTGTAGTAGTAGTTGTAACTTTTCACCATCATAACTATTGTCACCTGTATTCTTCCAGTCTATAGTTGTATCTAATCCTTCAAGCTCTTCATCAGCCAAGGTGTGCATATTCTTTTTAGTAATTTTAGAAGCTGGGACTCTATAGGCTAATTCTGTTTTAGGTTTATCCATACCATCTTGAATAGGTTTAAAAAAGAATGGATAGTTATTAGAAATAGGGACAACCTTATCGGTAAACATTTTTTTTGCATCCGATCCAGACTTAGAAAGTATTCCTATACGAGCATCTTTAGTTATAGTTGCCTGATTAACTCCTTCACAAGAACTCATAAATGAAAATCCAGAACGTCTTATTTTTAAGTAACACATTCCAAAACTTCTTTTATCTGCTTTACAGGCCTCCCAAAAAATATAAAATACTCTATTAGCTTCTCTAAAATCTGGATTACCTACATCAATCTTTGTCCATTGTAAATACATATAATGTGTACCAGTTATATATGTTGGTACTCCATTATTCATAAACCAGTGTCCTTGCTCTCTTCTATTAAACTCCTCTTCTATATAGTCAACCCACTGTGATTTAAATTGATCTGGAGTTTCGTGCCATTGAAATATAGATTTAACTCTATTTAGTTCTTTAGATATAGGTACTGGTTCCCAATACTGTTCTTGCTTATCTTTAGATCTTTTATATACATTTTTTGGTGGCTTAGGTAATGCTATTTTTAATCCATTAATATCAATAACACTTTCTATTTGACCTGTTCTTGATATTACAACAACATCATATTTTTCATTATAACCATACAGCCAACTTCTCCCTCTGTTTTTACTTGCGATAACTGAGTTTGGAATAAACTTATTTAGTTTTGTATATAATTTATTTTGATCTTGACTCTGCAAATCCTTTTAATGTATTACTTTTTTTCTCGGTAAAATTACCATCTAACATTGCTTTCTCTTCTTCTATTCTTTTTAGTATTTCAAAAGCATCCATTATACAAAGTTTCTTTGTAGCTGCGGCATTCTTTAATCTGTCAGCTGCAAGTTCATCATCTTTATCGTACTTAATAATATCTTCTTTTGCTACTTTAATCAATTGTTTTACAGCCTTTTGACCAGCATCTATAATATTTTGTTTAAGTTCTCTTGTGTCCATTATTTAAATTTATAAAAAATTACATACACCTCTCTACCTTCTTTCCAAGATTTATTAGGATACTTACTATGAAAGTAATTAGATGGATATGATATAATTCTATTTTGCTCATAGCCAACTACAGAAGTTAATCTCCATTTCTCAAGAATCTCAGAATCTTCTTGCAATAATAAATCAAATTCTTTATCACTAATATCCATGGGTAATTCTTTGCCATATATATCATGTTCATAAAAAGCTGTTCCATGAAGTTCTTCTAATTCTCTTGGTGACATATAGATAACAGCCGCTCTATCTGGCTGCTCCCCGTTAATCTTAGCATCGGCATGTATTCTCCAATTAGTATCTAAATTATCATTAGACATCCTAAAGAAACTTAATATGTTGTATAACTCTTTTCCTTCAAAGTTAGACAGTTTACTAAGTACATATTCATTAAATGATTTTGGGGATTCCTGTACATAGAAGTTTTTATCTCCAGCTTTATGAGTTACCCACTTTCCTTTTTTTAAATAGTTAGTAGCTATCTTAAATAAATCTTTATCAATAAAATCATCTATTGCATATATCATATAATCATTGTTATATTATTAGTATACATTCGATATAGCTTTTCTCCATCTATCGTGAAAGGATAATCACTGTCAGGAGTGTAAGATATCTCATCTCCTTCCTTGACTCCCATATCTAAAAGTTCTTGATTAATATATTTTACTTTTCCAAATAAAGGTTCTTCTCCACCTGGTTTAAATATATACGAATCTTTTAATGCAATAGGTTCTATAAAACAATACTTACCCCATGCATTCCATTGTGTACCGTTATGATACATGTAAAACTGTTCGGTATCTACTAAGAATAAGTTTTCTTTTAAAAAACTTCTTCCGCTTTTTCTTCTACCTTGCATGTCATTATAAAATTTAAAAACATTATGGTGTACTAAAAGCATGTCACCCTTTTTGATAGGGCCATTATATCCAATAGGTGTTTCAACAACTATTGCAAAACGATTAGATGATGTATGATCTTCTTCAGAAACACTGGTAATAAAGTTAACCTCGCCTATCTCTTTCTGATTATCATACCTTCTATCGTTAACTGGTGTTACGATAAAGCAGTATGGAGATTTCATCAGAAGTTTATATTATATTCAACAGCTATTGGAAGTGTAGTTAAAAACTCTTTCCAAACAAATAACTTTTCATCCTTCTCCACCCATATTCTAAATGAGCTTTTTTGTGCTTGTATAAGATGTATTGTGTGTGATCCACCAAGAACTTCTTGTCCTTTTATATAGTGCATTGCACCAGACTTAAAGTCTGATCCAATTGATATTTTTCTAATGTCCATTTCATTTTATTTTAATTTGATTATTATGGTGCTGGGTTAAATTCTAAATCTATAGTTCCGTTCATGCCACCAAGAGTACCATCGGAAGAATGTATCGACATAAATATTGCTTCATCAGCTTGTACGTCAAGATATGAAGAAGGAGTTGCAGTTAAGTCAAGCTCACAACATAACATATTATTTAAACCTCCAGGTGATTGCACAAAGAAACATCTTGTAATAAAGTACCAGGTTGGTACATCTAATTCGTTTTGACAAATTCTCTTTTTATATAAGTAAACTTCAAAAGTTTTCATAGTGTGAGAAACAGTAACTTTACCACTACAAAGTCTATATGTTTGCCCAAGACAATTATTATTCATTCCTCTAAATACAGAAGCGTTTATAATATTACTTCCGTTAGATGGATTTGTTAATTGTGGATCATCAATATTGTATCCAATTAAATCCATACCTGTAAATCCAGTTGTTGGAAGAGCTTGTGTAGGATTCATTGGGTTTTCATATAACCACCAATCTAACCCAGGTGATGTTCTTTTTAGTTCTGGACTATAAAATCCTCTTGAGGCTCTTATAATATTGCTACCACCACCGCCACCACCAGTAGCGGTAACAGTTACATTTCCAGCTGCTTGATTGACACTTATACCAGCACCAGCTATAATACTTAATACACCAGTATTAGTAATAGTAACAATATCAGGATTACTCATTGCAGTTGATATCCCTGATCCTCCTAAGAATTGTAGTTTATCACCATCTACTATTGTTTCGTTACCACCAGCGTCAGCTTGTACCTCAAAAGAACTCATTGTTCCACCACCAGCACTTGAAGCAACTGTTATTTGGTTAGCACCATTATCAGTTAAAGTTATGTTTGATCCAGCAACAAGAGATACAACATCTGTTACAGTAGGACTTGTTTGAGCATAAGTCATATCCACATTAGCTCCATTCTGAGCACTTGTGTAAGTAGCTGTACTACCACCACCACCAGTACCATTAGATGCTGCTGTAATTTGCCCTTGAGCATTTACTGTAATATCAGCATTTGTATAACTACCAGCTGCTACCGTTGTGTTGTCTAAATCAAAAGTAACTGTATTTACTGCTGTAACAGAAGATGTTAATCCAGTGCCTCCAACAAAAGTTATTTTATCACCATTTACTATTGTTTGACTACCAGCAGCACTATCTGCTATATCAAAAGAAGTCATTCCTCCTCCTCCACCAGCAGCGTCTATTGTTATAGCATTACCAGTATCTGTAATTGTAATATTTGTACCAGCAATAATTTGAACAGTATCTGTTGTACCATCACTACCTATTAGGTTTACGTTTGAATTACTTCCGTTCTGTTGTGAAGTTAAATCATATGTTGTGTCTGTTGGTGTCGCTCCACTAATAGCAGCAACATGACCATACTGATCAACTGTAACAGTTGCATTAGTATATGTTCCAGCTAAGCCTGTACCCAGATCGTGATGTACCTCTACCGTATCTACTGCTACTGCCTTAGTGTATATAGGATTATTTCCTACTTGTCCTATAATAGAAAGTATATCGTTATTAGCTATTGGTAAGTTAGCACCACTATCGGCTCTAACATCAAAACCACTCATTCCACCAGGAGCATTAACCCACTCTATACTTGCACCATTTGTTTGTAATATTTGACCAGCCGAACCTGTTCCATTGGAAGCTACAAGAAAACCTGGTGTCATAGATGGTGCTGTAACATTTGCTGCACCACTTAATAAAATACTATTAGCAGATGTATTACCAGCTACTAAAACGTCATCTAAAGGACAACAGTTTGTAGACAATGAAGTCCATTCAACACCCGTTGCTGTAGCTGTTAGATATTGTCCTGGTGTTCCTACAGATGCGTTAGCACTAATTGTAGTATTGGCTCCTAAAACTAAACTTCCTGTTAAGTCTATTATACCTGTTAGATTAATATCTTCTGTAGCTGTATTACCAGCATCTAAAACATTTTGAAGTGTTGGTGCTGCTGTGTTGTTAATCCATGCTACACCAGCTCCTGTGGAACTTAAGATTTGACCAGCCACACCTACTGATCCATTAACATCTTCCAGTGCACCATCTATATCTAAATCTCCAGAGAATGTATTAGTACCAGACCACACGTTATTAGCCGCTGAAGTTATTTGAGAACTTGCGTCAAATGTAGTTGTACTTGGCCCTACAAAACTTAGTCCAATTGCTGTTAAAGTATTTCCAGCTGTTGCTGTTGATTGTATGCTACAACAACTTCCTAAATTTGGATCTGCCCAAACAATATCACTACCGTCCCAAGTTAAAACTTGATTAACTAATCCTGTTGATCCAGCCGCATCATTAATAGTAGTACCAGGAGATAATAAAATAGAACCTGATCCATCAATATCAAGATCGGTTCCATTTGTTAATTGAAGTAATTGATTAGCTCCAGAGAAGTACATGCTCCCTGTTGTGAGTATATCATTACCACCAGTAGTATTACCTACAGCAAGTACGTCTTTAAGTGCACAACAACCCGCTGCTCCAGGAGTAGTCCATGTAGCACATGCACCTATACCTTGTGATGTAAGTACTTGTCCTGGTGCTCCAACATTACCAGATAAATATATTTGGCATAGATCAAGATAAGCTACACCAGGGCCACCTAATAAACTAATGTGACCTGATAAATTTATATCTTGAGTAGCTGCATTATTTTCATCTAACACAGACTGCAATCCTTGAAGAAGTCCACCGCCACCCCCAGCTATATCACTAACTAAAAAAGTAACCGTCTTGTTATCGTCACTTACATCAGTTCCAACTATATAGTCATCCATTGCTGGAGTGACCGTAGGGTATACCGTAGTATTCTCAATTTTTGCCATTACTCAACTTTTTCTAATTTTTCTTTTTCTTTTTCGGAGATATCTCCAGTTTGAATATCGATAACAGCATCTTGTCCGTACTTCTCAGTTAATTTTTCCTCAACTGATTTATATTCTTCTTTAAGTTTTGCAACCTCACCAAGAAGATGTTCTTTCGTTAGTACTGTATCTGCGATCTTCAGTTTAAGCTGATTAAAAGCGTTGTTCATTGATTGAACTTCTAATAATTCTGCTTCCGTAATTTTTTTTGCTGCGTTTGCCATTTGATTTAATTTAGATTAATATATTCCACAAAGATAGTAAAAATAAAATTCTTTACTTAATAGTTGTATTAAGCTATTTTATGAGCAGAGAACCTACAACCATCGGTTACTGTTGTTATTCCAGAACCGCTTGATGCTCTTCCCTCAATCCAAAATCTGGCTCTAATATATGCCTCAGTTGCTATTGAAAAAATAAGACTACAACTTCCACTTCCTCTATACACAAATCCCCAAGTTGAAGCACCACTACTTGTAGCTGTACCTCTGTCATAATTATAAACTTGACTTCCTTGTATAGAAGTCCAAGTTGTACCATTGGTAGAATATTCCAGATTTGCTGCGGCTAAAGTTCTATTTGGAGAAGCTGAAACTGTAGATGCAAAATTAAAATCAATGTGGTAAAGTCCAGAAATATCAAATGCTATAGAACTACTACTTGCTGTTATGCTTTGAGCAGTGATTTGAGATGTACTTAGATTCAATGTAACCTTAGTTCCAGTCACCCCTCCAGAGTTTATTACCTGTGCTGATGGAGGACTGAAAGATCCATAAGCTGTTTCACTTGGAGCTTCAGTTATATAATTTGCATCATTTATTATAAACTTATTATTTAATGTTTGTTTTCTAATACTTGTAACACAACCCTGAACTAAGTTTACCTCTGATATAGATTCTCCTGGGCCAAGTACTCCAAAGAATTGAGTTAATCCTATAGTAGTGTTTCCACTTGTAGTTACATAACCAGCACCATTTGTTAATTGATTGTTATTGGTTATATAATTAGCATTTGATGCTCCTGTAAAACCTAAGTTAGAAAGTGTTAAAGTTCTTGTAGTTGCAGATGTAGCAACACCATTTGTAAAATTTAATGTTGCAAATACTGTAGCTGTGTTTAAAGTATTACTTTGATTGATACCTATAGTAGTATTTCCACTTGTAGTTACATAACCAGCTCCATTAGTGAGCTGGTTATTATTAGTTGGAATAGTAGTACTTGTAAAAGCATTTGTTCCTAAAGCACTTCCGTTTATAGTTATGTCTGGGACTTGAATGTCATCCTTAAACTCTATAGCCATTATTTAGTTTTATTTTACAACTGCAATAGTGTAATTTAATGCATTAGCAGCAACCGCTGTAGATACTGCAATAGTTACAGTGTTTACACTTGGTCTTGTTACTCTTGCATAAACAGTGTCATAATTTCCACTATTTAAATATACTCCTACTTGTACAGCTCTTGTATTGAATCCATGAGTAATAGTCCATGTAGCAGCACCACCAATAGTTCCAGATTTCTGGAAAGCAGTACCCACACATGTTTCAACTTCATCACAGAAGTTAGTTACTTGAGAAGCGGCTATCTGAATGTTTTGTTCAGCAAGAGATGAAACTCTACCCTTAGCATCAGTTGTTACCGTAAGTGATTTAGCAGCTCCACCTTTAGTTGAAGCAGTACCTACCGCTGGTAAGCTAACAGCACCAGATGAAACACTAAGTCCACCAGCTGTTGGGAAGTTTGCAATACCTAATACTGTAGCTGTTGCAACATCAATATTTTTGTTAATCTCTGTCCAGTCAGCTGCTGATGTAGGATTATCTTGATTAGCAATAATCAAATCACCAACTTCTAATTTAGGACTCCAGAATCCAGCTGGATTACCTGTACCAGCTACAGTAACTGCGTAAGTAAATCCTTTCTTGATTGAAGTTCCTGTTGGTGCAGCAGTTGTTGCATCATAACCACCTTGATAAATCAAAGCTCCTGATCCAGCAAATGTTGTATCTACATAGTTCTTTGTAGCTGCATCTTGAGCAGCAGTAGGATCTACAACATTAGTAACCTTGTTAGTTCCTATTGAAAGATTTGCAGTAGGAACCGCAAAATTACTTAACGAAATGTCTGTAGATTTTATTTTTCTATTTAAATTACCATCAGCTACCGCAAAATGATCGGCAGCCTTAGTCCATGTAGTTGTAGCATTAAGACCATCTATATCTAAGTTTATATCTACAATATCACCAGCAACTCCTCTTGTTAAGATTCCATCTCCACCAGAAATAGTTAATGTATTACCATCTGAAATAGTTTGATTAGCTCCAGAGTCACCAGCAACTATAAAATCATCCATTGTTCCTGGAGCACTACCAGCTGTAATAGCTGTAATGTGACCAGTTGCATTATATGTAATAGAAGCTGGGTAAGCACTTGTACCAGCTGTTACACCTGATGCATCGTGAGTAATAGTAATTGTATCTACAGAAGAACCCGTTGTGCTTATTGGGCCAGTACCTAATATAGAAACAGTATTACCATCTGTAATAGATAATGATGTAGCAGAGTTGTCACCTTTAAGATTCCATGATGACATTGTACCAGCACCACCAGTTGATGCCGCTGTTATTCTACCATATGTATCTACTGTAATGTTAGCTGAAGTATAAGATCCAGCTGAAACTCCAGAAACTGGAAGTGTTACATCAAGAGTACCAGTTGTAGATGCGTCTAATTTAACAGTAGAATTAGTACTTAAAAATTCTACAGTATTACCAGAAGATACAGTAAAAGTATTTGAACCATCACTAACATCCCAACCACTATATCCAGATGGAACACTTGCCCAAGTACCATCTTGTCTTAAGAACTGACCAGCACTACCACCAGTTAAATTAAGTGTAAGTGTGCCTCCAGATCCAGTAAGTGGAGAAGATCCAACAACGAAAGCAGCAATATTAGTAGTAAGTCCAACGCTTGTAATACCTGAGTTATTAGTAAATGGTAAATCACTAACATTACCAAAGTTTACAACTGAAGATCCATCACTATATATGATGTCCGCAGTTGTTGGTATAGCTGTACCTTGTGCGTCTGTTGCTTTAAGAACAATATTATTAGATGTAGCATATTGGATATTAACCGTTGCAGCTCCACTTGCTGTAGTAACTGTAATACCATTTCCAGATAATACACTTGAAATTGCTCCTTGTCCATCTAATTCTACCCAAGCTGAATTTACATCATCGTAGTACTTAATAGTACCAGCATTTGAATCATAAACTATTTGACCACCACCAAGAGGTGTCCCTGTAGGAGTACCCGCTGAATTTTGGAGTAAAACTTTAGTAATCTCATTACCACTAAAATCAATTCCATCTAAAAACTTTATTGCCATTTTCTTTTTTTTTATTAATTACAGAATGCTCTACCTGAAAAAGCTGCTGTAAATGTTACTGTTAATTTATTTTTATCTATATAATCTACCTTCCCGTATACCTGTTCATCAAATGAGTCCACAACACTTACTGAAGGGTACTTATTTAAATTATGTGTTATAACCCATACTGGTTGAGGTATTCCTTGTGTAAAAACAAAAGTTTTATCGCCACCAGTTTGTGTAGGATTCCAACTTAGCAAAGATATAAAATATTCTTCACCCGCTTTTAGGTCTCCTTGAGAAGCTAAATGAGTTAAAGTAATATCATGAAATTCATTTTGAGCAATATTAGGAACAGCATTGCTCCATAAGTATACACCAAATTTACTTATATCTTTTGTGTTAGAAATAAAAACACGAGAGTCTATTAGTTGAGTATAAAAAGAAGAAATATCTACAGGGTTTCCACCTTGTGCTAAATACTTTAATGAGTAATCACTAAGCATAAATTGTAGATTGGCATTTAAAGAAACAGTCATACCTTGATTCGGATTAAAAGAAATAGTTCCTTTCTCTCTTACTTGATTAGGTTGTACAAATTGAAACTTATATCTAAGTGTCTGTGAGTCTACAGCAGAAGTTAAATTAATAAATTCAATTACTTCGTCTACAGAAAAATTCTTAGTTAGTTCAGTACCCTGTTGAGTACCAATCCACTTATCACCAAGTTTTACTTTTGATACTATAGGATATGTTTCAATTCTCATGCTACTCTATTTCTTTTCTGTTACGACTTCTTTATCTTTGATCGCTCCTGTTTCTAAGTTAATCACCGCATCTTTTCCGTACTTGTCTGTTAGACTTGACTCAAGTGCTTGAAACTCTCCCTTAATCCTTTCTACCTTTAAACACAATCCATGTTTTTGTAAAGTTAAATCTCCCAATTGAGACTTAGCATTATTAAAATCTTTGTTTAATGTTTGAAGTTGAGAAAGCTCTTGTTCAGTTAATTTCTTTTCCATTATAATATATTTAATTATTTAGGACAAAGATAATAAAAGTTATCGAATGAGTTTTACTTTCCTTGACCTCGATACTTCTTAGAATAATTTTTGCTTGTTTTAAGAGTACTGCTTTTAGATTTGCTATGTACTCCAGGTCTTTTCTTTTTAGATGTAGACCTATAAACAAATGCTACTGACTTAGCCATTTTATTTTTTTATTTTTTCAAAAGTTCTTCCACCAAAATAAGAACCTATTACAACCATAAGTATAACTTCTAAAAGAGAAGTCCATTTTTCTTCTACATTAAATGAAATCGTACCAGCATCTATAAAGATCATAAGAACTGTACACACAACAAGAAATATTAAAACCATAGGTCTTACATTCTTGCTGAGCCACGAATCGGATTTCATGTCTTGTCTCCATCGTTCAGTTACGTTTCTTTGCATCTCTGCTTCAGCTTCGATAAATAGTTTTTGCATTTCCATTTCAAAGGCTGCTTTTTCTTCCTTTGTTTGAATAAACTTATCTGCAATGTTAGCTACTTTACCAGCTACATCTAATGCACCCTTACCAAATATTTTAGTCCATATACTCATTATCTTCTTGATTTTTTACCAACACATTTCCATCTTTTGCGAGATAAGTTATTAGCAGTATTAGGATCATTTCTTTTTCCAATAGGTAATCCCATTTTGATTCCATAGCTTCTTGCACAATATGCATCACCCTTAGAAGTACCAGGCTTTACTCTTGGGCCTCCACCTTTAGCTTTACCAGCCTGACCATAACTAACCTTCTTTCCAGAAGAAGTTATTTTTACTCTTGCCTTTCCTTTACTTGGTTTTGCCATTATCTTTTCTTAGGTAATGATTTAATCTTTCCGTTTTCTGTTCTTGCGTATCTGTGAGTTTTGGTTTCTTTACTTGCTATTAGTGTACCACAGTATTTTCCTTTACCGTACTCCCAGCATACTTTTTTTCCTGTTCTTCCTTTCTTTGCCATATTAATATAACCATATTGCGTTAGGCTTAGATGAGTCGTTGTCTACATGAACAAAAGATTTTGAAATCCCAAGTCTTGTAAAACCAACATTTATTAAAGCCTTAACTATTATTAATCTATCTGCTGAATTGTTACACCTAATATCAGCGGCACATCCTTTCATGTGCGAACTGTTCATACTTGCTTTGTAACCTCTGTTACGCAAGTCTTGATTGTGCTTTTGAGTTCTATATCCCGAAGTTACTTTGAACGGTATTCCCGCTTCTTCTCTTGCGTGATCTAATAAGTCTAAAAAATCCGCTCTCATGTTTTTACCTGATCCTGGTTCATCAGGGGAATCAAATTCCTGATAGGTAAAATATTGCATGATTACTTTTTAGATTTTTGTATAAACTTATAAATTGTGAATGCTATAGCAAGTGAAAGAGAGATAAACTGTAGCATCTCATTGCACTGCGTTAATGTAAGGCCTAATGCACCACCATTGGCAGCAACTACTTCTACTGTATCTTTCAATTCTTTAGTCATTTTTAAAGGATAAGGTTGATGATTGAACATATATCATTTCTCCGCTCCAAGTGTTAGTCTGTGTCCATTTCATAATTGCAAAGATATAATTATTTTATTATACTTTTCTGCTTGGGTTCAGAGCTTTGGTTGCGTCTCTAACTCCCTTGCTTTTCTTGTGTAAATCTGTGTGAGCCTTAACTACAGTCTTAACTATATTATAAGCTGACTTAGCTGGATTAGGAGGACTACCAGCAAATTTTTTCTTTTTCTCTTCCTCAGTTAATCTTCGTAAATTTTTATTAGTATTACGATGATTTTTATTTGTCTTATTATTTCCGCTTGGATTAGGCATAACTATATAATTACCAGAGTGCTATAATATTTTCAATTGTTGTTCTCGTTCTTCTCACCATTATAACATTAATTGGGTGATAAGATCCTGGAATACAATTTTCAAAAATCATAGGGGTTAATCCATTAACATCATCAACTGTTGTCCAAGAATGATTCATCTCTGCCATAACAACAGATAAATCCCCACCTTCTACTGGGTTGGTAGGCCCTTGTTGACCATCAAGAAATCCTCCAGTATATAAATTACATGCCTCTGCTGCTCTATTGTAAATCTGGAATACCGCACCAGCTGATCCATTTGGATAGTCTCCTTTAATTTCTAAAGTAGTATCATCAATAACCTTAATAACATTCCAACATTTTTTATCTGCTGGGCAATATATGATTGCACCGTTCTGAATACCCGCTGATAAGAATGTTGCTCCAGCTACAGTAACTTGGTTTACAGTAGTAAAATCTCCTGTCTCATTTGCGTATGCAAGTATTAATGAATTTGGATCTGGGATTCTTACTGTATCACTTTTAATAACCAATAGTGATTGTCCGTAATTTAACTTTTGATATGCCATTTTTTTATTTGTTATATGGGAATGCTCGATTCAATGTATCTTTTCTTTTGCCACAACCGCAGTCTTTACCAGTAGCTTTTGCTACAGTATCAACTACTTTCTTTATTCCAGTAGCAGTAGTAAACTTTTCTATTGAATCTCCTAATCCTTTTGATTGTTTAGTTCTTTTCATTTTTTACAAGTACATAATTTATTAGGGCATGACATTACATCAAACATCATCTTACCTACTAACCAGTTCCAACCGCATTGGAACTTGCACCATACTGACTGCATCCACAGTCCTATCTTTACTAATAATTTACCCATAGTTTATTTTGTTTTACATCCAAAGTTATTAGCATAGTTAGCCATCTTTACTACTTTACCAGAATACTTTTTTGTATTCTTCATTACAGCAGCAGCTCCACTACACGCATCTTTGAATCCATTATTCTTTGCCCACTTAGTAAAATCTCCTTCACGAGATTTTTTAATCTCAGGAAACTTTTCTTTTGTCTTTCCTTTGTAAGCCATTATTTTCTAATTCTTGCAGAGTTCTTTGCCTTTACATTATTGATACACTCATAAGACATATTGTGATCTCCACCGTATGCATGACCGTATTCTTTTTTAGACATAGCTTTAGACTCATCTCTTCTGTCTTTCATAGACTGAGACTTCTTTCCGTTCTTAGCTCCTAATGACTCATCAAGTCTTGAATTGTAACCTTGCTTTTTCATAATTATTTTTTCTTTTTAATTTTATTACCACGTTTGTCTCTACCCATTTCCTTAAACCTTGGATCATCATAGATATAAGTCTTTGTATTAGGATTTCCAAAACCTGATGCATTAGATTTTGGCTTTAAAGATTTTACATCACTTTGTAATTTATCTCTTTTTTCCTTGAGCTTAATATATTTTCTTGTATTACGAGCTGTTTTAGATAATCCTTTAGTCTTGTCGTAGTCAATCTTTTTCTTTCCAGAATCATGGTCAGCTTGTTTTTTATTTATTTTCTCATTGACCTTAGCAATCCTTTTAGTTTTTCTTTTTATTTTTCTTGCAGTTCTTTTTGCTTTACCATCAAACTCAGATTCTGATAATGGTTGTGATAGATTTCTTCTTATGGGTGCCATAATTTATTTTTTAATTCTTTACAAAGATAATAATATTTTAAGACTAACCCCAGGTTTGATCCCAACGTCTTAGTCCCGCTCTTTCTAATGCTTTAGCTCTATTCTTTTTTCTACGAGCATTTCCTTTTTTATATCTACTGGTAGCTGATTCTTCACGTTTTTCTTGACGAGCATTTCTTTTGTTCATCTTACGATCTTCATCAACTGCTTTACGCTTAACCCTATCGGCTCTCTTTTCTGTTTTCTTAGCTATTCTTTCTGTTCTTCTATTAGCTCTTTCAACAGCTTTCTTTTGTTTTCCAATTAACTTCTGACCTTCCTTTTCAGTAACACCTTTGTCAATTTTCTTTTGAATCTTTTCAACTTTCTTTTTAGCTTTACCTACAACTTTCTGAGATCTCTTTTCAGCATCACCATCCTTGATGTCTTGTATTCTTCCTCTCTTTCTTTTCTGCTCAATGTTCTCAACCTTGATAGCATTTCTTACAGAAGTATTATTTCCTAACTTTTTGATTCTTCTTTTGTCAGCAGCAATTTGTTTAGCAGTTCTTCTTTTTCTAATCTTTGCTTTTCTCTTAGCAATCTTTGCATCTCTAACAGGATCTAAACTTGAAGGTCTTTTAAGTTTAACTTTCTTAACGCTACCCCTTGGGTTGTTTTTAGTTGGCATAATTTTAGTACTTTTGTAATGACAAAGATACAAATTTAATTTAATGCCTAATATAGTCCGTAAGAACTACGATAGAGTTCAACCATCTCATGATTACATGAAGTATTGGAGGGTGATAAGGTACTGGGCCAAAGCCAAGTACGAGATCGGAACTCCTGATATAGATATGCTATTCTTTCTATATAGTGAACAGATCTTTAATAAAACAAAGTTTAAAGAGTTTGAAGAATGTATGTCATGGGATGAACCAAGATTCCATAGACTTCTAAAAGAAGGATGGATACATATCTGGAGAAAGAGAAAGGGTAAAGAAACAACCCTATATGAATTATCATATAAAGGAAAGAGACTTATCAATACATTATACAAGAAACTTAATGGAGAAGAAATAGGGGAGAACCCAAGAGTTAATCCCCTATTTCGAAATGATGCATCTTATATGGATAAGATATATAGAAATATGATTATAGAAATGAACGAGTTTATAAAACAACAACGACATCTCTCTCAGTAATAACCGTATAAGGGTTATCTTCGATTAACATCTCATGTCCAGCAGCCTTATCATAATAGATAAGATCTCCTTCATTAATAACATTAACATCTGTTCCAGGTTTAACAACTTGTCCTTTACGATATCTAAAATCAGATACGTCTTGTGCTGAAAGCAAAAGTCCAGACTCAGTTTTTAATTCCTCTTTGATTGTTTTAATTACGATGTACTTTCCTATCGGTTTCATATTTTTTTAAATTAGATTCAATATTATTTTCTTGGTATTTAAATATCCACCTCCATATTCTACTTAACATCACTAAGCTCTTTTATGTGTTACGATTGCATTGGTAGTTAAGATAGTTGTAGCTACACTAATAGCATTAAGCAATGCACTCTTAGTAACCTTAGCTGGATCAATGATCCCCATCTCAAACATATCTCCATACTCTTTCTTTACAACATCATAACCTTTATTGTTTACTGGTTGCTCAGGCTCGTCATCAACTGTACCTAACATCTCAGGAGTATATATCTCTGACATTATTTCCTTTTCATCCAGTCCAGCATTCTTTAGTATTTGTTGTAGAGGTGCTCTCAATGCTTCACGCATCATCATCTCAGCAACCATATCCTCATCAATATGTTCATGAGAGTTATCTTCACAACTACATCCGAAGTGTCTTGCAAAATCATATAACAATAATCCACCACCAGGAACAATACCTTCCTGTAGTGCGGAACGCACTGCACAGACAGAGTCATCGACTCTGTCGAATTTTTCTTTCTGCTCTATATCAGATGTAGCACCTACATAGATACAACCAATCCCTCCAACTAAAGAAGCTATTCTCTCATTGATAAAGTCTTTCTCATGTTTAGCTGATGTATTTTCTTGTTGAACTCGTAGCTCCGCTACTCTCTTTTGAGTTTCCTCAGTTACATCTCCATCTTTAATTATAACAGTATTGTCTTTACCTACAATAATTTTATCTGCATGTCCAAGATCTGCTGGAGTAATAATAGATAAATCATCTCCAGTCTTTTCAGAAAAGTATTTAGCTCCAGTTGCAAAAGCAATATCTTGCATTAACTCATGAGTCTTATATCCAAATGATGGAGGTAAGATATTACAAAACTTTAATCCATTACGAGCTACGTTAGCTGCAAGAGTATTAATAACATTACCAGAACATGTTCCTATGATAAGTAACTTCTCTCCTGAATTGATTATTGGTTTAAGTATATTCTCAATCTGAAGTATATTATTAATCTCAGTATCGCATACTAAGATATTTACATCATCCATGATGCACTCATCTTTTCTTTGATCATTAATAAACAAAGGAGAAGTATAACCTCTATCAACTCTAATACCATTGGTAACCTCTGAATAAGTCTTATCAGTTTGAGATCTCTCAACTGTAACAAGTCCATCTTTACCAACCTTCTTATATGCGTCAGCAATTATCTCTCCAAGATCATAGTCGTTGTTAGCACTAATAGAAGCAATATGATATAACATATTATCAGTAACATCGATGGATCTTTCTTTAATGTTTTTAAGAATAACTTCACTATCATATCTAATTCCGTTTATTACTTCGAAGACATTGTGATATGGTTTGATCCATTTAAGTCCAGCTTGAACAATAGCTTCTGTTAATACAATTGCAGTGGTAGTTCCGTCACCAGCTACATTAGCTGTTTTCTCCGATGCTTGTTTAAGCATACGAACAGCAAGGTTCTCAATTGGATCATCAAGATGAATTGACTTAGCTACAGTAACTCCATCTTTAGTTACCGTTAATCCTTGTAGGTGTTCGGTTGATTCTATAAGTACTGTCTGTCCCCTTGGGCCTAATGTACTCTTTACTGCTTTTGAAATTTTAGTGATTCCGCTGATTAGCTTCTCACGAGCCTCGCTATCGAAAGTAAGGTCTTTTGGAATGTATCCCTGTTTATCCATTGATGTTAAATTTAAATTAAAGTATATTGTTTGGCAAAGATATAAAAAAAAATATAATGTCAATATGTCGATGGTATTTTATATTTAACTCTTATAGTACTCTATTTCTTTTTATTATTTTTCTTTTAATAAATATTAGATTTTGTTGACATATCGACATAAAAAAGTATAAGTATAAGTAAATCAATAAGTTACAAGAAAATGCTTTGACATAAAATCGACATAGATTTTAAAGTATATTAAAAAGTCGACATAAAAAAAAGAGCTAACTATAAAAGTCAACTCCTTTTCACAACAGAACAAATGGGATTCTTTTAAAACTTAAATATCTTTTTGTGTTCCTTACGCATCTCAGCTCTTTCAATACCGTCAGCGATTTTATCTATTTCATACTGCTTCTTCATTTGGTTCCTATACATTGAAGCCTGTTGTATACCTGTCATACCAGCGGGACGATCATTAATCAATCTTCCGTTTCTAACTGATAAGCCATCCATGTCTGCGAACTTTTTCATATCTATTTATTTTTTAGTTTTCTTTTTTGAGGCATTAACTGTTTGTTTAAAACTTTTATTAACTGTTTTCTTATAAGCATCAAACTGACTTACCGATAAAGGTGTTCTCATGTTTCGTTTACTTACTCTTGTTGTTTTAGGATCTGGCATCTGTTTTATTTTTTACAAAGATATAAAAATTTTTTAGATGTATCGGGGTTGAGGGTTCCCCCCCATAATACACTTCACGCATCGTTCACCAAACGAAAAAAAAAATGCACCCCACCA